GACGAAGACGGATTCAACGAATTTAACATGGACGAACAAGATGACGAAGACGAAGACGGATTCAACGAATTTAACATGGACGAACAAGATGACGAAGACGAAGACGGATTCAACGAATTTAACATGGACGAACAAGATGACGAAGACGGATTCAACGAATTTAACATGGACGAACAAGATGACGAAGACGGAGACAACGGATACTACAATGAAACTTATAAACCTAAAGGTGTTGGAATAGGATTAGGTCCTAAATTTTCTTATAAAAATAAGACTAATGGCGGATTTAATGAAAAAAGAAAACAAGGTCCTAAATCAGTTGGTACTGGTAAACCTAAGTTTGAATACAAGAAAGGTGAAAATATGGGCGCTAAATCCAAAATTGTTAAAGCAGAAACTAAAGAAGGTCAAGGATACAAAGACAAAGAAGATGAAAGATTGTCAATGAAGCATGGTAAAATTGCATCAAAAGACATTAAGACTACTAAAGGTCGTAGAGATGACGCAGATTTTGAAAAATCTGAAACTAAAGAAGCAGCTAGAACATATGGAATGGGCTCCAAAGAAGGTAGAGGATTGAGAAAAGGTATCACTAATAATAGAAATTATGTTTATAGTAATGGTGGTGTTAAAACAGAATCTACTCAAGAAGAAGTTAGAATGTTAAGAGGAAAAAATGAGGAGTATAGAAAAGCATTAAATGTTTTTAGAGAAAAACTTAACGAAGTTGCAATCTTTAATTCAAATTTGGCTTATGCTACAAGATTGTTTACAGAACATTCAACAACTAAAAAAGAAAAAATAAACATCCTTAGAAGATTTGACGACGTTGAAACCTTAAAAGAATCTAAAAATCTTTATAGGTCTCTTAAAGACGAATTAACTTCGACGGATACAAAATCAATTAATGAATCGGTAACAACAAAATTAAACAAATCAGTTTCTACAGGTTCATCAACAACCCTAATTGAATCAAAAACTTATGAAAATCCTCAATTCTTAAGAATGAAGGACTTAATGGGTAAATTAGGTTAAACAATAAAAATAAACTTAAAAAAAAAATACTAAAAAAATGGGAGCATTATTAGAATCAGGTCTTGTTGGTAACATTGGGTTAAAACACCTTAAAGTTATCAAAGAAGACACAATCAACAAATGGGACAAATTAGGATTCTTAGAGGGTCTTAAAGGTCACATGAGAGAAAACGTAGCACAATTATACGAAAACCAAGCATCATTCTTAATCAATGAAGCATCATCTACATCTGATACAGGTGCATTTGAAACAGTGGTTTTTCCAATTGTTAGACGTGTATTCTCTAAATTATTAGCGAATGACATCGTTTCAGTACAAGCAATGAACTTACCAATTGGTAAATTGTTTTACTTTGTACCTAACATTCAGGCTTACCAAGCAGGTACTTCTGAACACTACGCACCTTATGGTTCTCCAAACCAAGCTGCGGGTCAAACACCAAACAGCGGTTATGACTATAACAATACTAAAGACCTTTACGATAGATTCTACGAAGGTAACGAACCAGCGTTAGACCCTCCAGGGTTATTTGACTATTCTAAAGGACAATTTTCCGCAATCACTGCTGATGTTGCTACTGTATCTTGGTTATCTGACGCATTAGTTAGTTCAGCTTATACTTCATCTGATTACAGAAAAGTATTGGTAGTTTTGTCAGGTTTTGCATCTGATGGAGCTGGTAAATTAATCGGACCTGATGGTCAACCAATGGATAACGAATCTTTCTTATCTGATTTGACTGTCTATGGTGCTGCTGGAAACACAACAACTTCGGCTAACACATCTAATCCTTACTTATTCAGAGTTGTAACTCAAAGATATGGTAAAGGTATTGTACAATACGGTAACAACAACGCTACATTAACTTTCCCTGGTAGTAAAACAGGTGGTGGTCAATATGACAATCTGTGTGATGCTGAAGGTAAAATCTATTTAGAAATTGATTTACAGGTACCAGTATGTATTACTTGTGGTGGTTCTATGGACGGTTACACAGGTTCAACATTCTCTTCTACTACAGCTGTTAACAATGCGTTTACATCCACTTATAGAATATATAAGAATTTAGAATTTGAAGATAAAATTGGTGAGGTATCTTTTGACCTTATGTCAGTTACAGTTTCTGTAACAGAAAGAAAATTAAGAGCTCAATGGTCTCCAGAAATGGCACAAGACGTTGCTGCGTTCCACAACATTGATGCTGAAGCTGAATTAACGGCTTTATTATCTGAACAAGTTGCGGCTGAAATCGACCGTGAAATCTTAAGAGATTTACGTAAAGGTGCGGCTTGGAACTTACGTTGGGATTACAATGGTTGGAAACGTCTAGGTTCAAGTGCAGTTCCTTACACTCAAAAAGACTGGAATCAAACATTGATTACAGCTATCAACCAAATTTCGGCTCAAATCCACAAATCTACCTTAAGAGGTGGAGCTAACTGGATTGTTGTTTCTTCTGAAATCAGTGCTATATTTGATGACTTGGAATACTTCCACGTATCAAACGCGGCTCCTGAGCAAGACCAATACAACATGGGTATTGAAAGAGTTGGTACATTAGCGGGTCGTTACCAAGTTTACCGTGACCCTTACTTCCCAGCTAACCAAGTGTTAATGGGACACAAAGGAACATCATTGTTAGACACAGGTTATATTTACGCACCGTATGTACCTCTACAATTAACACCTACAATGTATAATCCGTTCAACTTTACTCCGATTAAAGGAATAATGACAAGATACGCGAAGAAAATTGTAAATAATCGTTTTTACGGAAGAATTACCGTAGATGGCGTTCGTACATTTGATTTAAGAGAATTGAGATAATCAAAATCTTAAAGAATAATTAAAGGGACAATTACTTGTCCCTTTTTTTTTTATTTAAATATTCTAAGTGATTTTGAAACAATTTCAGACTCGGTTAATGAATATATACCATGTTTATATGCCATTTGAATAGATTTAATTAACATAAACTTTGCTTGTTCTTCTGTTAAATTATCAATTAAATGTTCAATATCTTCAGGTTTGTATATTGCAACATCATCAAATAAGAAGATATAAGGTTGTTTTTCTGCCTCCATAATATATTTATTGTAAGTATATGAAAATAAATCGAATTAGTGAAGCCACAGGTTCAGGAAACGCCGGAACTTTTAAAGTACCAATTGTTCTTGCCCCACAAGATTGGAAGGATAAACAATTGGCACCATTTAATAACCCTGTTTATCATTATACTAATGCGGAGTTGGCGTATGAAGAATCTGACGGTGATTTTAAAGAAACTCCCGAACAAAGAAAAAAAATTGAAGATAAAACAGAATTACTTTCCAGAATCGATACATACTTAAAAAATTTTTACACAGGACAAAATGATGATGATGGTGGTAACATTGGCGATGTTAAAAATCCTGAAAAAATTATACAAAGGGCTATTGGCACACTTAAAGAAGATTTGGCAGTTTGGTTTGGAACAAAGAAAAAACCAAAAGGTAGTAATCAACCAAAAGGTCCTTGGGTTAACATTTGTAGTAAAGTTGACGGTAAACATCCTCCATGTGGACGACAAGATACGTCTAAAGGGTCTTACCCTAAATGTAGGGCGGCCGGAGTTGCAGGTAAAATGAGTGATTCACAAAAACGAAGTGCATGTCAACAAAAAAGAACCGCTGAAAAAAAAGACACTCAAACAGGTAAAGGTCAAAAACCTGTTATGACATCATATAAACCAAAAAATGAATCAATGAAAAAAACAATAAGATTAACTGAAAACGATTTAATAAAAATTGTTAAACGAGTTTTAACAGAACAAACCGCACCTAAAGGAAAAGTAATTAATCTTTTTTGTCAAAGTAAAAACAATTCATTTAGAGAATATGGGTTAACTTTAGATTCTGAAACAGATATGTACGGAGGATTAAATGGTAGTGGATTTAAAAGAATATTTTTAACACCATCCCCAACCATACCAAGAGAATCATATGAGCCTTCCACAGTAACTCTAGATGTTATTCCTGCGGCTAAGATGAATAAAGATTTCTTAGAAAAAAGTAAAATGGAGAACCCAAATCAAAAAATTTATTTGATTAGTCCTAGAACTAACATTAATCATTTTTGTTCAATTGATGCTGGTACTGACAAAGAGTGGTCCGATTACCTAAATAAACTTTAATCTTCTTTTTGGTAAGGTTGGATAGGTTTGTCGGGGATTGTAAAGTTTCCTCGTGTGTAACAAAAAGTTTTATTAAACCAATCAATTTTTTCATTAGACCAAGTGGCCATTTCTTGTGCATATTCCGCGCTAAACTGATTGATGTCATAACCAATATAAGCTAATGTATCAGTTTTTGGATTAACAGTATTTGTAATTGTTTGTGAAAACAAATTACAAGAAGTTAACAATGCTAGTGTGATAAATAATTTTTTCATATGTTTTAGTTTATTAGGTTTTTGTTATATTTTTTCTAAAATTTTTTTAATAGAATATTTGATATTAGAAGTAATTTCTTTTTCAAACTTATTACGTCTTGACTCAACTTCTGAATCAAATAAAGTAACTACAGAATTCCACGACTTATCTCCTAATATTACAGTATATGAATAAACGTGGTTGATTATTTTTACACTATAATTTTCTAAAATTACAAAAATTTGGTCTTCTTCGTTTTTAATATAACGTTTGTTTGAGATTGGAGTTAACAATAAAACAGTTTCATTTTTTTCTATTAATTTTTCACAAATAGAAACACAATCTTTTTCGTATGTAGTAATTTTTGGAGTTGAAGACCGATATACTTTAATATATTGTTTTTGGATTAATCGTTTTAATTTGTGAATAATTTGTTTCATAATCTTATATTAGTATTTATTTACAAATATAATGATATTATTTAAATAAAAAAATTAATTATATATTTTTTTTTAACAATAAGCACCAGAACAATGTCTTTTCCCATCAAGACCTTTTATTTTACCTTTACATACTTGGACAGCATGACCATTACTATAAGCTGAAGGATACACGTCATATTTTGCTTTTGCGGCGGCCTTACCTCTTGCACAAAGAGGTGTGCCTACTTTTTTCTTTCCTTCATTCATTTCTTCAAAATCAACATATTGTGAGTCTTTATCCATTTCATTTTTTAAAAAATCAAAAACTTGGTCAATATTTGTTTTGGCTTCAGAAATATGGTCATCGGCCCAATCATGTCCATTTTGAATTATGTGGTCAACTGCTGATGGGTCCATTTCCATAATCATTTCAAGTTGTCTTTTCATTTGTTTTAAATTTGAAAAAAACATATAATTTGCTTCTTCTTGTTCAGATAAAACACGTTTAACAATTCTATTTAAATCTAATTCGGTTAATTTTATTGTTTTCATATATTTTTAATTAAATTATGGATTATTTTTTTTATAATTAACAATATTAAATGTTAATTCTTGTTTATAAGTATATTTTTCTCCTGAAGTATTTACCTGAATATCAACATAATATTGATTTGGTATTTTATCTCTCATATCAAACATAAAATAATATTCATTTGGAGTTCTATTAACTGCTGTCCAATCTTGAACTAATACTTCAGTTGTACCTTCTTTTACGTAAATTCTATAAAAAGCCGATACGTCATCTAACGGAGCTTGACCAGTATATGCTTTTTTAATTGTTACCCCAACTTTTCTAATGTCAGTGTTAAGGATTTGTTCATTCTGTAGAATACCATAGAATTCAAATCCAAATTGACTAGGTTCTTTAGATGTTGAACCGATTTGAATACCTGCGGTATATTCTTGTAATACAAATTGATTTGTTACGTTTGGTAACGATTGTCCATTAATTGTTAATCCTGACCATACATCATAAAACATACATGGAGTTGCTCCCGTAAATTCATTAGGAACTATTACTTCATAAACTCCCTTTGTTCTTAGACAAGTTGACAAAGTTGCCATATTAGGAATGGCATCACCATTTCGGTCTTCAATTCTAACAACAGGGTCAGAATCTAAATTGGCAAAATCACCATTTTGATAGATGTATAAGTATAATTTATTTGTTTGATTTTTTAAGAATATATTACGGTCGTCTTTAATTAAGTCGTTGTATGTTGTTTGAAGAAATGGTTGGTAGAATGTTTGAGTATGTCTTGAAAAGAATGCAACACTATAACTGTCGGTTAAACCTGTAATATTTTCAATTTGTGGCAAGTATGCAACTCCCCATCCAGTAACACCAGTTATCGTACCATTTAATATACCGTTAATTTCGTTAGACATATCCATTATTAGGTCTTCGTTACCAAGTTCAAAATGTTGTGTTGCGACAATTGTTAACCCTGAGAAATTTACGGTACCTACATTCGTGTTATTATAGACCCCTGGTTGAGACCAATTGTTAACAGTTGATGTCTGATACCAATTTGACGGTCGAGTTGAATACGCACGACTATCAACATACGTAAGAGGTGTTGAGCCACCATACGGGCTATTTTGATTTTCATTAAAATCTGTGTAATCATAACCAACACCTTCATCCCAAGTTTGTGGGGTTCCTGTTGAACCTGAAGTTTTTGGAATTCTAAATAAAATTAAATCAAATGATGTTGCTCTTCTTCTTTCGTTTGACATGAATGTATTTAACAATTCATTATCAAATGATGAGGTATTTGTCATTTGTAAGACGTGAGTCATACCTGTTGTACATCCTGTAGAAATTATACCTGATGCAATATCTTCTACTAATAAATCTAAATCCAAATCAAATAGGAAACGAGTGTAACCATAATTTGGGATTAGGTAATCTGATGAACCAAAATTCAATTCAACAATAGGGTTTCTACCCGTATTGACATATGAATTTGAAATGATGGTATTGTTCTTATCTATGTACGACCTTAAAATTGACATTAACCTTTTTAATATAAATATTAGTTAAGTCGAATATTCTCATTAAGAATTTTTGTATAGGCATTTTGCATCTCAGTCAGTATTGCAGCAGAACTTGTACCGTCTTGAGAAACAGGAACTGGTGGTAATCCAGGATATGCGTGAGTATGAGTATTTAAGAATCTAACAATTAAATTAAGTAATTCTAAAAGTTCTTCCCCCCTAACTAAACTTGAAGTTTTTGGTAATAGTTCATCAACAAATTTATCTAAAGAAATACCATATAATGTGTCATTAAAATTTATTTGACCTTTACCAGGAATTGCCGAGTTATGAGATAATAAATATAATGTTCCGGCTCCAACCGCACCATATGTTGAAGAATCATTTGTATATTCTTCTTGGGGTACTTCTGTTGATTTAAACTCAAGAGGTTTTCCAACTTTATTTGCGGCATAAATTAAACCATAACCACCTTGTTTAAGTGCTGAGTTTAATTTAACTTTATTAAAAATGTAGGAAATATTATTGGTTGAATCTATTGATTGTTGAGACGTAATTGAAGTTGGGGGTAATATTGGTGTTCCATTTAATTGAGTATACTCTGGCAGGATAACTTCTTCAATATCAAGACCAAGTAAATTGTTTGTGATTTCATTTATTGCCGCTTGATAAAGTTCTTCGGCAACACTTTCAAGACCATCAATACTACTTGTTGCAACTATTTGAGATGTTGCAATATTAATAACTTGAAGATTAATATTACAATTGCCACCTAAACAAACCTTATTACCTATTGATGAATAATTTGGGTTATATTGAAGTGTTGGTAGACTTGAGGGAATTAAATAAGCGTAAGTTAGTTTATTTGGTCTGTAAAATACTGGAAGAAGTTCTGGACTACCATTACATTCTTTAATAAAGTCATTAATCAAATCAATTGATTCGTTTCTTGTTTTTAAACTAAAAGTTGTTGACTTTACCAACGATTTTAAAGATTCATCAATAACACTATCAACCGTTAAATTTTTTGAATTTGTTGATAAATTGGCCTTTAATTGGTATAGGTATATTGTTCCTGAAAAAACATCTTGCATGTTTTCAGGATTGGTTATTACCCATTCTATAAGATATTTTACTTGTACTGTTATTTCATTTGATTTTGTTACAATATTGGGAGTCAATTTATTTTTTGATTTATTAAATCTTGATATTTGTAAAAATCCTCTTTTTGGGTTGGCAACTGGTGGAACATTTGGTTGTAATTGAGTGCCTTTAAATTTTCCGGCTCTAATTAAAATCTCATCTTGTCGTACAATAACATCCGCACTACCCCTACCTAACAAAGCATTGTCTCCTGGTTCTGGAAATACACCTTTATGAATTTCTCGGTCTGTATAAGTACCGTCTTGGTTTTTTAAAGGTTTTGGATTTTTTAATTGTGTTCCTGTTGCTGTAAACTTATTACCTCCCTGATAAAATTCATATCCTGTAGTTGTTGGACTTGAAAATGTGTTTTGTATGTAATATTGATTTTGATATTTAAATTCTTTATTTGTATACAAAACTTGAGCCATTTCACCCACTTTTGGTACTTGGTACATAAAATACGGCATCAAAGGATTAAAAACAAATGGGTCTCTTTGAGTCCAAATATCTACTTTCTCATCCCAAGGAGGGGATTTAATTGAGTTAATAATTGAATTATAGTCGTCAGTTAAAAGTCTTGCTCTAATCCGACCTAACATCATTGGGTCTTGATTGTCAAGGACAGTTATTTGAAAAAAAATTGTATTATCGTCCATGTTTATAACTTTCTAGATTGATATTCTTTAAGGGTATTATTATATAACTCTTCAAGTTTATCTAAATATATAGTTAAACTAATCACATTTTCTTTAGTTAAATCAAATGTGACAGTTAGTTTATCCATAACTTCAACTAACTTTGTATTAGGTAATTCTTTTAAATTGTTTTGTAAATTTAAAATGTTTTCAAATTCTTCTTTTGTCATATTATGTAGATTTTCCACTAATTTTAACCGGTTTGCCATCAGCACTAATTCCAATAGCATCAAGTTTTCCATTTTGAGCAGATTCTTTTTTTGTTGCTTTATTAGATGCTAAGTTAAATAATAACATTAAATTTGGTGAACCATCAGGTAAAGTACCTGTAGGTATTCCAAGTTTTTGTAGTTCTTCTATTGTATTAATACTTGCCCTTGAAGCTGACGTTCCAGGCAAAAAATTTGCTAATAATAATAATACTTTAGGTATTTTACTTCCTGGAGGTGCCAAAGAGCTTATTAAATTTAGTATTATTAAAATATCGTCAATTAAAGATTTACATTTTTTGTAATCCTTAACCCCTATTACAATTTGATTAATAATTAATGCAATAGTAATTAATCTTTCTATCATTTGCAGTTTGGCTTTTAATGCCTCACTTCCAATATCTGCGATAATTGGTCTCATAAGATTAATTAAATCTTTTTTTAATATATTAAAAAGTTCGGTTACAAAAATAGCCCCAATTTCCGCAACCATTTCAATATTAAATTTTTTAAAAGTTTTTAAAAAATCAACGTTACTATTAATAAGATTATTAACTGAATTACCAATAGTGTTAGCGCTTTGAATAAAAGTGTTTGCTGATGTTACCGCAGAATTAAAAGAATTTGTTGCATTGGATTCAAGTGACTGCATTAAAACAAAAATTGGGAATAAAACTTTTGGGCTTAAAACTGCTCCAGCAACGGATAACGGGATTTTTTTTATAAAATCTTCATCAAAAACTTGCAAATTTAAATTTGTTGGTAAAAGGACTTTCCAATCAGGATTTTGAACTAAAGAATCACTAATCGCAATAATTTTATTAACTTCTAATGCTGAAGATAAATTTTCGGTTTCTCTAAGGTCAATTAATCCATCAATTATTGTTTCATAATCAACAGGAACTTTTACGTTATCACAATCAACAAGTTCCATAACACCATTTTGTATATTACTAATTTGTACATCAATATTTCTTAAATCAATTTCAGTAAGTTCAAAAAATGATTCGTCAACACCATCTAACTCGGCAATTTTTGAAACTCCACTAACGTCAATTTCTCTTCTTGAGTCAAAACAAAGACCTAATATTCTCTGAAGAATTAACATAAATTGTGATTGTTTGCTAATCTCATCTGAAGTAAGATTTGCTTTAATATTTATTGCACCTGACACAGCATTCATCATAACTGCGGTAAAGTCAGTAGTATCAAAAAGTTTAATTGTTCCGTAATAATCTTCTAAAAAATCAATAACTTTATTTGCTGAGCCACCAGTGATAGTTAATGATTCGTTAACTTTGGATATTAAAGCGACTTTAAAACACGCTTGGTCAACACCAAATTGGTTTGTTGGGCTATATTGAAAATCAAATAAGTTTTGGTTTGACACCCCTTGATAATATTTACCATATTCACCATTAAATGAATTTGTTACAAATGTTCCCTGTAATCTGTTATTAAATTCTTTGTTCATTGGGAACGGTTTTTTTCCTTTATAAGGTTTATATACGTTCTCAATCACATTTGGGTTAGGTTTTTCATAAACTACTTTACCTATTTTTGAATCTGTTGTAGTTTTTAACATTCCTGAAATATCCATAGATTCAATTGGGACATATATTCCTTGACCTACTGGAAGTGTATTTAAAGGATTAAGTTCTAAAAAAGTGGAAGTAAATCCTTGAAATGTTTGTTCTTGAGAACAACCTAAAGCCTTTATGGCGTTTTTAGTTATGATTTTTTTAATTTCAGGCTCTATTTTAGTGGCCGTTAACAATAATTTTTTTTTTAAATATTTTAAAGTTTCAGAACCATTACCACTAGTTAAACCTATCATCTCCAATACTTGGTCAAAAGAATTTGGTGGAGGTTTTAAATATCTTTTTTGGTCTTTTGATGCGTTATCAAGACTAGAAGCAATATCAGGGATTCCTTTTGATTCTGAATTACCCGCGCTCCTTTTTAATTTTTTTTCAGAATTGGAAACTTGAGCAAAGTTTTTAATTGCTGAAATTTTATTTTTAACTTCAATTTGTCCTTGGTTTAAGTCAGGAGTCGGCATATCACTTTATTTTATAAGATTCTTCATTACTGGAAACATCTTTATCAATCAGATTTTGAATTAAATCATCATCTAAATCAGCAAGTGAAAGTGATTCTGTATTGTTGTTTGATTTTTCCCAAATACCGGATTGTAATTTTGATAGACTAATTTTTTTTTCAACACAATCATTAACAATTTTTTGTTGTTTTTCAATAACAGGACCAATGGTTGTCATGTCTTCAGGGTCTTTTAACATTGTCAACATTTTATTTTGAATTCTAATGGCTGTTTGTCTTTGTTCTACAAGTTCATTATATATTTCTTGCATTAAAGATAATATTGAATCTTTAGTAAAATTAATTTCTTTACGTTGTGGTCTTGGCATACTATAAATACTTTTTAATTTATTTTCATCTTTGATTGAATTAAAATATATAATTTTTTAAATTTTTTAATTGAGCCACGAATTTCTTTTGTACTAAGATTGGTCATTTCTCTTAACGATAGTAAGATGACATTTTTATTAAATTTATTATTGTCCGCACTTGAAAAAATAGATTCATAATTATCAAATAAATCAATTAAGGCGTATCCTAACTTTACTTCATTATCACTTAAATTTTCATTTTCAATAAAATACCGTAATTCGTTTAAATATTTTATAATAATTGCATTAGTATCCATTTCTTCATCGTCAATTCGATACATCATATCAGGTCTTTCCTCAATACTTTGTGACATATCTTCATATGATACTTTTCTATTTGTTTCTTTTTGGTCTTTAATTATTTGACCCATTAAGTAATTTTTACAAATTGTTCCAAAATAAGAATACGCCTTTTTTTCTTTTGACGGTTTAAATTTGTCAACTTTTGTCATTAAAAATGAGTGAGTATCACAATGAATTTCATTAAAATCCATATCTTTTCGATATAACTTATATCTTCGTATGATTGATGAAATCATTTTATCGAGAGGTTCTTTCAAACATTCGTTATATATTTTATTTTTTTCTTCTGAGGTTTTTGCTAATAAAAAACTTCTAACCGCAGTTTCTTCTGCAACATCAAAATAATTTAAATTTACAGTTTTTCTACCTCTTTTTTTAGATAAAACTTCTTCGGTTGATGCTGACAAAGATTCTATCATTAATCATTGTCTAATTGGTATTTTATGTTTCTATCCTCAACAAAGAAATATTCTTTTTTTGCAGTTTGAATCCAAAATGAAACTTCATCCTCAATCATTTTTTCCTCACCAAATTTGTAATTCCAAAAAATAGAACCTTCTCTCATGTTGGTGTGTTTATAACCAAGTTTTGGAATTGTCATAATTGAAACAGAGTTATATGTTAGTCTTAATAAAAATTCATAAACAAAAGTTAATTTAATAGATGATTTAAATCCTCCAAAATCTTCAATAACCGATTTTTTAATTACACATCCTGCTGTTTGAAAATTTTGATAATTTTGTAATGTATCATTTGTTAGAAATCCTATTTCTTGACTAAAATTGGCCGCAAATGTGGCCTCATTTGTAAATCCAGCAAATACTCCTTGTTCATTTGTCTCGACAACTACAGGTAAAAACGCTTGGACTTGAGGGAATGACTCAGCGTACTTTTTAACATTTTTAAACCATATTGACGAATACTCATCATCAAATTCAAATAATGAAACCCAAACTCCTTTTGAATTACTAATACCGTAATTTACTTGGTCACAATAATTTAATTTTTTGTCCCATAATAATTTTACAACATTTAATGTTCCAAAATCATAATCATTTAAAAAATTAACTAATGATTCTTCAGATGAATGAACAATAATTAATTCTTCAATCTCAACAGTTTGTGCGTTGATTGATGTGATAGCTTTATCAAAATACTCTTCAAAATCTTTAACTTTTGATGATTTAATTGGTAATATAACGGATAGTGATAATTTATTGCTCATATTATTCTTCGGTTTTAGATATTTGTTCTTCAAATGAATTTGCTCTTATGTTTAAATACTCTTGAAATAGTGAAGTAACTGTAGAATCAAATTCTTGTTTATTTGTGTAATTTTCGGTTGTTTTTTTCATATTTTTGTAAAGTTCAGGTTTGATGTTATCCTCCAACCAATTTTGAATAAAGTCTGCGATAAAATCACAAATCATTGTTGGGTCTGTAATCCAAACACCGTTATCTTCAGTCATCCATTCAGGTCTCATATTAGGTATTTTACCAATTACTGGTACTCCTGATGACATAGATTCTAATGGAAATGTACCAAATCCGCTTTTTTCGTCAATCCATACACTAACAAAACAATCACGTAACGAATTTGAAAATTCTTTTTCAGAAAGACCTCTTAAATCCCTAAATGTGAACCATCTGTATTGTGGGAATTTTAAATAAAAAGTTTTAATTATATTAATAGTATCTTCTTGTTCTTTAGTGTGAACACCAATAATTGGCATCGGTGGTAAAAGTTTTGGATAAAAACTATCCGTAATTAAAGGTTTAATTATATCAAAACTAGTTTGTCTCATTACGTTTTCAATATATTCTTGTTGTTGTTTACTAGTTGTAATACACTTAAAAAATCCATATTGGGACCAACTTTGTCCTGGTTGTAATGTTTCAACAATATTAGAATAATTTTGAGTTAAAACAATTTTACCACAAGGTAAATTTTTAATTTGTTCCATAATAAAACCAAAAATTTCAGGTACAACAATAAAATCTTCAGGAGAAATTTCTAAATTTTGACCCTCAATTGATTTATGCGGGATTAACATATATTCTTCATCCATCCAAGCAACTACGCCTGAGTAGTCATTTTTTTCATGAAGAATGATAGGGTTAAATCCGGAATCTAAAAGAACTTTTGCTGTCTGATAAATTAATCTAACCGATGCTTTCGCGTTTCCCTTAGTATCTTGTACTAAGAAATATATTCTCGATTTTTTATTTTTTAAATTTTGAATTGATTGTTTTACTTTTTCGTTTAAAGATAATTCCATATTAATAGTGATTTATAAGTTTTTTATTTAATAGGCTATTAAAAGCTAACCTAAATGGTATACTAGTGTTTGTACTTGATTTTATTCCTAATTTTTCGTCAATTTCTTCATGTTCTGTTAAAATAGTATCCATTAACATTTTAACTATTTCAAATTTTACTATATTAATTTTTATTTCTGTTGAGCCGGTATATTCCTCATCAAAGATGTCATTTGACATATCTAAGTATTCCTCAACTCTGTCTAAATCAAAATAATAATTTTCTCCTAATACTTTAATCATATATCTCTTTTATTTTTGTTTTTAATTCTTTAAAATTTGTTATATAATGTTTAACATTAATGTCTTTATTATATAATGTTTCATATTTAATAACTGTTTTATCTTTCGGATGATTTAATAATAAACTAGGATTTGCAGTAAGTAAAACATCTATTGAATCCCAAAGTGAATTAATTGTTGATTCACTATAAAATTTAACAGATTCTACTAAACAACCAAATTTTGAAATGAAAAATAAAGACGCTGGTTTTGATTTGCCCATTTCATCCGAAACGATTAAAATATCGTGAGAATCTCTCAAATCTAAATAAAACTCATTAAAATCCATCATACTAGAATGTTCAACTGAACCTGCATGACCAAAAATTTCCATAGTATGTTCTTTATATAAAAAATTATATAATTCATCTTCATCTTTAAATTTAAGATGTTTTGATATATCTAAAGTTGTTAAATCTGAAATTACTTCATATTCAGATTTTTCCTCATCTTCTTTAAAAGGATTCTCAAGGTACCATTTTTCATACTCTTGTTGTATTTTTTTTAAAGTATCTCTTAATACTCCGTTTAATTCTATCGCAATTTTCATTCTGTCTCGTTATCGTATTTGTCTAAAATTTTACTAATCAAAGGATTTCTAACGATGTCCTTTTTATCTTTAAATTCAAAAGTGGAAATGTGATTAGAGTCTCTAAATTTTTCAATAGCATCCCATAAACCACTGTGTGTTTTGTTTTTATATCTGTCAGATTGTTCGACATCTCCAGAAATAAAAAACTTACTATTAAATCCAATCCTTGTTAATAGAAGTTTCATTTGACTCGGTGTTGCATTTTGACCTTCTTCAAATATTAATATTGAATTGTCAATATTCATACCCCTCATAAACGCTAATGCAAAAACTTCAATAACTTCAAGTTCTTTTAATTTTTCTCTGGTTTCTTTTCCGATAATTTTATTTAACAAATAATAAGATGGAAATATATAAGGGTCTAATTTTTCTTCTACATTCCCAGGTAAACTACCCAATTTTTCTTCAGCTTCAACTGCGGGTCTCACAATAATAATTTTTTCATAAGGTGTATTTGGGTCTGATAATAAATCAATTGCCGCTTTCATTGTAATATAACTTTTACCTACACCTGCTGGTCCTGAACAAATAGTTACCTCACTTGATGTCAAAACATCGTAATAACTTTTTTGAGTTTGGGTTAAAAACTTTTCTTTAGTTTTTCTTTTTATGATTGAACAAATAATTTCTTTTTTTGTTCTTGTACTTCTTTCTTCTGATAGTGGTGTTGGTGTTGGTGATTTTCTAGTTGGTTTTGTCGCCATTATTTTAATTTAAAGTTTTATTTTTTACTGTAGTACTTTAACCAATACTCAATCATTTCATCAAGCATTGATTCAAAAGTGTATGTTGGTTCCCAACCAGTATGTTTTTTAAGTTTTGAGTGGTCTCCTTTTAAATCGTTTAATTCTTCAGGTCTTAAAAATTTTTCATCTAAAACAATATAGTCTTGGTATGACAAATCTAATTTTCCAAAAACATATTCACACAATTCTTTAACTGTGTGAGATACTCCTGTAGAACATACATAATCATTTGGTGTTTCAAGTTGTAATATCATCCACATCGCCTCAACATAATCTTTAGCATGTCCCCAATCTCTTGTGGCATCTAAATTACCTAATGCCAATTTGTTAGATAATCCTAATTTAATTTTAACCGCTTCTTTAACAACTTTATTAGTTACAAAATTTGTCCCTCGTCTTGGTGATTCGTGATTAAATAAAATACCATTAGAAATAAACATGTCATATGAGTTTCTATAGTTTTTACAAATATTATACGAATACACTTTAGCACATCCGTAAGGTGAAACAGGATTCATTGGTGTTGTTTCTCTTTGAAATCCATCAGAATCAATAGAATTACCAAACATTTCGGATGACGACGCTTGGTAAATTTTAGCATCGGGTTTAATTAACCTAACCGCCTCTAAGATATTTAATGTGCCTACACCAGTAACTTGTGCGGTGTAAATTGGTTGGTCAAATGAAATTCTTACATGTGATTGAGCGGCCAAATTATAAATTTCATCTGGTTGTGTTTTTTGTATTACAGATATTAATGAAGACAAATCTGTTAAATCGGCATAAAATAATTTTACTTTATCATATACAGAATCTAATCTTGCGGTTTGATTTTCGGCAACTGAATTACGTTTTAATGTACCAAACACCTCATATCCTTTATCAATTAAAAATTCTGCCAAATATGAACCATCTTGTCCATTTATGCCTGTGATTAGAGCTTTTTTCATATATACTAATTATTTTCTTATATTAGGGTAATTTTTTAAAAACCACTTAACCGATTTTTTAATTCCTTTGGAAAGTGGCGTAAATTTAAATTCTAATGGTGCGTCTGAAACTGCAGGTTTTCTATGCTGACCTTTTGGTTTTGATTCGTCAAAAATTAAATCATCTTCAGATATATTAAAATTATTACAAATTTCTTTTGCAACTTCTAAAATTGTTATTTCATTTGGGTTTACTGCCATAAACGGTTCATCATTTTTCCAATTATCTAATGACCAAATAATTAATTTTGCCAAATCTTCAGAATAAATTACTTGTCTTAATGGAGAACCATCACCCCAAATAACCATTTTTTCTTTATTTTTATTTGCCAAAAATGCTCTATGAATCAATGAGGGAATCATATGACCATCTTCTAAATGAAAATTGTCTGATGGTCCATAAACATTTGTTGGTACAACTGAAACCCAATTTGAATTTAACACTTGTTTAACTATGTTCATTTCATAACCTGCCAATCTTTTTGCATATGCATATCCATGGTTTGAAAAATGTGGTGGACCCAAATTGATTTGATTTGCAGTTAGAGGATACGTAATATTTTTATCGGGAAAAATACACGTTGATAAAATATTAACAAAGTTTGGTATTTCATTTCTAAATGACGCTTCAATAACATTATTATTTAAAACAAAGTTATCAATAAAAAATTTTTTATTATTTTTCATGTTGGCCTGTACCCCACCAACCTTTGCGGCACAATTAATTATTGTGTCAACACCACTGTGTTTTACGTGATAATTAATATAATCTAATGTTTGTTCTTTATTGGTTAATTCAGCGTCTTTACGAGTATGATATACGTGACCATCACCTAAAAGTTTTTTTAACGACGAACCCACTAAACCATCTGAACCTGTTACTAATATTGACATAATGTGTTTAATTTATTTTTAAATATAGGTTATTAAGAACCAATGTGAACTAAAATTTTTATATGTTTGATTTTCTAATGACTTTAAAGATTTAACCAACAAAGAATCATGGTCATAGTTAGTCACCACTATGTACACAAATTAAAACTGTAACATCATATTTTGTTTTCATGATATTAATTTATAATATTGAGAATGTCGTTGATTGTGCTCATCAAAAACATCACCAACAAATTCTTGGTCAATTCTTTCAATTGAGAAATTTTTAGACCATGAATTAATGTTATGGTATGAGTCATGGACAAATGAGGTATTAACCACAATAGGGTAAATTTGTTCTCTTAAAAAATTTTGGTCTACTTGCCAAAAATCACCTTTATTATAATTTTTAATCAAATCTACAATATTTTTAAGAATACCATTTCGACAACCCCACATACCACCTAAAATTTCGGTATTATGGTATGGATGGTCTCTCATAATGTGAAAATCTTTATCGGAATCTAACCATTCGTCCACCGATAATCTCTCTCTAACACTTATTCTACTATCGGTATCTCTAGACAACATAACGTCAGAATCTTCACATGCGTAGAATCTCCAAAACATTCCGGTCCAATCACCATCAACATCCATTATAATGACCTCGGTATAAGGTAATGATTTTAACGTATTAATAATGTCAATAGGTACCGATAAACCACAATAAAATCTTGACACCCAACCCGGATAAATAATAGGGGTTAATTCAGCGTTTCGTATTGCCCCTATTGTGTATTTTGGGTTAGACCCCCATAATGAAAAACTAATTACTTTTTTCATAATTCAAAATTAATTTCTTTACGTCTATTGTAAACCCCAAGGTCGTACTGATAATCATTAATATTATTTGTATGTATTTGGTCTCTATTTCCATACCCCCAATCAGGGTGTTCGTGTTTAATTATTACAAAATCAATATAAGTTTGTTTTTTTAAAATTTTACCAACTTCCATAAATTCATTATCTGACCAACAGGACTTATAATCCGGATGGTATATGTAATTAAATCTTTTGTAGTATTTTTTACCTAATATACAAAGCGTATTTAATTTTTCTCCTTGGAACCCGTCATTGAACCATAAAATTCCGTCCGTATCAGAATAAAATTCTTTCATTTTATTACGAATTATATTGTCATATCCTTTAACTTTTGGAGTCATATCATCAGACGCTAGTAATACAATATCCCAATCATTAACTAATTCAATATCTCTATTAACGGCATGTATTTTAGAATTACTAGTTCCATAAATTACTTTAACATTTTTAAAAGTTTTAAAAATATCTTCAACATCTGATGGATTCATGCTTTCATCGTCATTATCTAACGTGATTAAGAAATAAGTATTATTTAAATCTTCACACAGATTTTGATATTCTCTAAGAACTTTAAAAAATTTATTTTTTCGGTTTCTTGTGGGAAATTTAATTAGTAGTTTCATTATAAATTAATATGGTGTTTTTTAAGGGGGTTATTTCCAATTATTCTAGTCATCATAAAATTTTTACACTTTTGATTAATTAATGAGTTAATACAATTCTTTGTATAATCTTTGTTATTTAGGTTGATTACTAATACTCTTATTTCCATGTTAATTTAATTTAATTTCGTATCCTTCTGGTTTTGTACCTATTGGAAAAAACTTTAATCGACCATCATACGACTCACTTAATGATGTTAATTTTTCTGCAACTTCAGGTATTTCAATAACGTTTAATGTATATCCTTCATTTAATAAATCAACGCATAATTGAAATTGCTGTGACTCCTCAATTACATTAGTACCTTTCTTATACGTTATGTGGTTCATAATAAATGGTACTTCTTTATTTGGATTTTTTTGAATATAATATTCTTTTAAAAAATAAATGTGTGATTTGTTAAATGTATCAACACTTGCAATTAATTCGGTATTTGCATCAATACTATTAGCAAAATGTTTTAACGATTTATTATCTCCATTAATTGTTGGACCCCCATACCCAAAACCATATTTCATATGTTTTTGTCCAATTCCTGAATCACCACCAATTGCGGTTAATACCATATCAACCTCATCCTCAACTCCTGATTTAGTTATAATTTCACCTAACATGTTGGCATAACTAATTTTTACCGATAAAAATGAATTAATACTAATTTTTGTTAATTCGGCAGCCTTTGATGACATTGTATAAACATTAACAAGAACTTTTTTAAGTTCAGTGTGTAAACTAATTAAATCATTTATTAGTTCTTGATATTCTCCGCCAATTAAGACCATTTCATGATTTTCAATATCTTTTACAATCTCACCATCATTTGTAAAAAATGGATTATATGCGACTTGGATATTAAACATGTTTAATCTTTCTTGAATTTGTGATACTTCACCAGGATTTGTTGTGGAACATATTACCACTTTTTTATTATAAAGAGAAAAGTTCTGAGAAGATAAACTATAAAATTCTGAAACAACATCAAAAACTTTTGTTGTGTCATAATTACCATCAATATTAGATGGGGTTGGAGAAAAAATAAAAATAATGTCGGAATTTTTAATTACCTCTGCATTACTTGTTGTTGCACTAAATTTAGTGGTATCAAATAACATAGATTGGATTAATGGTTCATTTGTAATACATATATTTTGATTAAGATTAAAAACATAATCATCATTACTATTTGAAACTAAAACTTCATGACCTTTTTTTTCGCATAACAACCCAAAAGACAAACCAATTTCATTAACACTAATTAAACCTAATTTCATTTATGATAAAATTTTGAGGTATTGTTCTTTTATTTGTTGTGCAACATTCATGGAATAATACTTTTCAATGTCTGTTGGTGGTTCATGTTTTTCTTTAGATAAAATAAATCCGCCAGAGTCTACTTTATAAATCCAACTTGATTTACCACACATCCAACTTTCGATGGTTGTTCTACCTAATTGAATTCCTGCGGTTTCATACGCATCTAAAATAAATTTTTCTATGTTCCATGTTGCCGGAAAATACTTAACATGTTGTTCAAGTAATACATTTTCTAAATAATTTCCATTATTATCACCAACCAACCAAAGTTCTTTTCCAATCTCTCTTGTGTATTCGATTAAATCTAAAATGGTTTCTTTTCTCAAATAATCTATAGTACCAACAAATAAAACATAATCTTTTTCAGTTGTATTCAAAGATTTAAATTTTTCATTATCAACAGGATTATAAATAACTTCAATCATTTCTTCAGGTATTTCAAAATTGTTCATCATGTGTTCCTTAATTTCAGGACGAATTGCGACATATTTTTTAATTGTTGGGTCAACAACAGGGTCTTCTAATGAAATAACCTCAGAGTGAATCGCACAAATCTTAGGTAATTCAGGATACATATTTAAAATTCTTTCCGCAACAGGCTTGTGTTGGAAATGAACAATATCATAATCAACTTCAGAAACTCTATATAACGCGTTTGGTGTTGATGGTTTGAACCCTTCAGGTGTATTCGTTCCCCATTGTCCATCACCAAGTTTGAAACCTGGAGCGTTTTCAAATGACACACATTTAATTCCAAGTTTTTTTGCCATGTCAGTCACAGGTCCACCAATTTGTGAAAGAACCGTAACACTACAGTTTAATTTGATTAAACTTTTCGCTAATTCAAAAACATATAACTCAGAACCTGTAAAGTTTCTAAAAGAGATACAAGACAATAAAACCTTTAATCGTTTATTAACATCAAACGGAATTTTTGATGGTAAGTTCTCCCCATATTTTTTAACAAAAAATTCTCTATTATCTTCCCATTGTTGATTGGTCTGACCAATTGACTTGTGAGTGATTCTAACGTTTGTGATAACACCAACCTTAACATTTTCTATGTAATTCCTATAACAAAATGCAATGTCATAAAAATGGAACCCTTCAAACTCCTCGTCAAAAGTATGTTTAATTTTTGATTTACTTAACGCAATAAACACACCATCAACAATAACAGTCGGTTTAATTGATTTACCTAAATCATCAGAGTATTTTGATGTCCATTTTTTTCCTTCACTCTCATGGTTAACAATGCCAATCATGGTGTTTCTTGAATCCCACCATCTACCTGTTTCTGGCATGTTGGTAGTACCCGCAACACCTAAGATACCGTAATCAGTTTTTTCAAAATGAGTTTTAATTTTGTGGAACCAACTTGATGTATCAAAGTAAATGTCATCATGACAAAGAACTACTATGTCAGTTTTTGATTCCTCAAGAATTTCATTATAAATTTGAGATAATGATTTCTCTCCGTTATTAATCTTTTCAATAACTTCTATTTTTTTAAACCCCGAACTTTTTTTTAAGTACTCGATAAATTGGGGGTTATGTTCTCTTGTTGAATATCCTACTGTAATCATTATTTAATATTTAAATTCCCGTACTTCCAAATCCATTATCACCTCTATCTTTTTCATCAAGTTGGTCAACTTTTTCAAATCTAACATATTCCCCATTTATGACAGGACATAGAACTGCTTGTCCAACTTTCATTCCTTTTGAAATCATTACGGAATGGTTATTTGTATTAAACACAATTACTTGTATTTCACCTGTATATCCTTGGTCTACAGTTCCTGGTGTATTAAGAACGGTTAATCCTTGTTTAATTGCTAAACCGCTTTTAGGTCTAATTTGAAGTTCATAACCTTTCTCAAAAGAAACTTTAATCCCTGTTGGGACTAAAATTCTGCCAAATGGTTTAATTTCTAAATCTTGTGTTGAGTGTAAATCAAATCCTGAATCGGATAGGTATGCATATTTTGGGAAAACAGCATCTTTGTGAATTAATTCAACTTCAATAGTTCGTGTCTGAGAATTTTTAAAAAACTCATCATCTAAATCTTCAAAACCCTCTAAATCAACTCCAAAAAGTTCTTCAAGTTCTTTTTGAGATTCTTCATCTGGTTCTATTCCAGCGTCAAATTTAATTTTTTCAAATTTTTCAAGAATGTCATTATAAATTTTTGGGTCAAATCCCATATTATTTAAATTTTTCATTATTTTAAATCTATTAATTTTTTTATTACTTCAATTAATACGGACACATCCTTTTCACAATACTTTACAATTCCCTCAATATCCTTTTTAATCCAAAAAGCTTCATGTACTTTATTCCCTGTTATCTCCATTGTTTTTGATGACTCAACACCCAAACAAACACACATAAGTTCAAGAGACGCAATAGAACCATATCCACCGTATTGCCAAACTTCTTTTGTGTCTAAAGCTTTAATTTCCCACGGTTTAGTGTCGTGACCAGGTAAAATTTTTGGTGGCATAATTCCATTCATAATCATTCGTTTTGCTAACATAGGGATGTCAAATCCCTTTACATTATGTCCACATAAAAAAAATCCTAGTTCTCCAACTCTATGTAAAAGTTTTTGAACATCTAATAACATTTTTTTCTCATCAGCATTACTAAATGATTGCATTTTAATTTCGCCACTTTCAGTTACAAATGCAACACTAATACAAACAATTCTTGCAAATTCGGGAACTAAGGCAGAACGATTGACAAACATTTGAGAGACTCCATTAGCCCCATCTTCAGGAAATCTTTTTTGAAACCAATCAAAATAGTGTTCAAATTGAAATGAAAGGGATTCGTTGTTTTTAACTAATGAATCCCAATCAGGTTGTATTCCGACAGTTTCAATATCTAAAAATAAAATTTTGGTTAATGGTATGTTAATCATATTATATTATTTAATTATTGATAAATAAAAGGCTCTTCTATCTTTTGTTACGTTATTTAAATCATACTTGTCTTTAACAGTTTCATATAATCTTTCCCCCATATCTTTTACCATGTTAGGGTTCTCAACTAATTTTTTAATATGTTTCGCCCAATCAGAGTGATTTCTATTTTCATCAACTAACATTGCGTTTCCATCAACAAAGTTACCGTGATTTAAACAATGTTTTAAATCTATTGTATATGGTCCTAAATCAGATGCAATAAGAGCTTTTTTATAAAATCCCGCTTCAATTACTTTTAATTGTGATTTCATTCTATTAAACATTGTATTTTTAATTGGTGATAAAGATACATCAAATTTTGAATAATTTTTAGCGTAAGATGTTACAGGTTGAGTCCAAACTCTTACATATGATTCGTCATATTGATTTGGGTAAACCTCTTGAGTATAGTTTAATAAATACTTTTTGTAGTCTTCCGACACCAATACATGGTTTTGAGTAAATATTTTTTCGTACTGAGCCCAAACAGTCTCATGTGGCAAAATATCTCTTTTATTATGTTCACCTGTTTGGTTATTAATTTCCGTTACGGTTCCTCTAGTATCAAAACCACATAAAACAAATTGTAATTTATCTTTAAGATTAATAATCTTATTAAAAGATTGGTCTAATAATTGAATGTCATGTAAATGAGAAGAGCCTCCTAACCAACCAATTCTTAATCGGTCTGATTCTAATGTTGGTTCTTTAAATTGTGTTTCATTTGGATTAATTGCGTTTGGAAAAACAAAAACATTTTTATTAAATTTTCTAATTTCAGTTGCAAATATTTCAGTTGTTGTTGTAATATATGTTGCGACTTTAAGATTTGAGACAATTTTTTCATTAATCTTATTAAATTTAATAATATCATGAATTGGGTGTTCTTTACCTGGCATCCAATAATCATCAATATCAGCAACAGTGATTATCCCTAATAAATTTAATTTTTGAATTAATTCACGGGCTTTTTCAAAATCAGAACCAATACTTCTATGGAATACCACTATTTGATATTTAGACCAAAAGACCATATCATCATACTGTGGGTCAAATATAATATCAACATGAAATTCATCAGAATATAAATTTTGTAAAAAAATATGAGGGTCTATTGAACGAAATTTTCCAACACCAGTTTTATCGCTAGGGATAACTAAAACATTAATTTTTTTTTCCATATTTTTTAATAACTTTTTAAGACTATTTAGTTTGTTATAAATTATAACAATATTCTTTTATATTATCAACTATTAAAAAATATAAATTAGTGTTGTGTGGGTGGTATATATTAGAGCACAAAAAAACCCTAAACTTTTTAATTTAGGGTTAACATATCTTGGTTAAGATACTTTTTTAATTTTTGTAATTTTACCTTCAAAAATATGTTTCCCAACTTTAAAATTAAAATTTTCATTAGATTTTTCAGAACTTTCAGTTATTAACCCATTTTCAGCAAACGCATTTTTAATCGCTTCATTAATCATTTTTTGTATTAATTTATAATTAACGACTCCATTTGTTGATGTTGATTTTTCTGTTTGTTGTATTTGTTGTGTTTGTTTTGCGGATTCAGGAATATATCCACTATTATCTTGTTTCATTAACCTTGTTGCTCTTTCAATAACTTCGTTAGAAATTGTGGTAGATTGTTGTTGAGGTTGAGCAATTGGATGCTCCATCATTAATCTTTTAATTTCGTCAGGTAATTTAGAATTTTTAATTGCGTCTACAGTTGGAATTCCGACTGGAGTAGTATTTTCTCTTGGTATGTGAGATAGGTAAGGTTGTTGTGATATGTTAGATTCCTGCAAAAATTCTTCAGGGATATTATACTTTGCCGTTGGAACATTAAATGATTCAGGTAAATTCATTTGCTGTAATGATGTTAGTGGTAGCCCACCATTCATAGAATTTGTATTTTTAATTCTATCCGCTTTATCCATAATTGCCTTTGATAATGCTAATTTTTCTGTTAATCTGTCCATATTATATTTATTGTATTAATGAGTCATCATTAAATGTTGCGTTTATAATCACACTAATCATACTTTTGTCTCCATTAAAATTATAACCAGGCTTAGGTTCATTGTAAACCTCACCAGTTGGTTTGTTTGATAATATTTTGTCTAGTCTAAATAATCTCCAACCTGGTAATGGTTGTTCACCATTATAACTTGTATGTGACGCTCCCTCACTATCCCAAGCTCTTAAAACTTTATTTCCCGATTTACTAACACCTAAACAGACAGGTTCAATTTGTCGTATACCTGTACCACCTGGCTCATCACCATTATAATTAATAATAATAATTTTTCGGTTTTTAATCGCATCAACTACGCTATCTAAAGAAGCGATTTCACAAATTAAACTTTTTAAAGCTCCATGAAGTTTCATTAGAAATTTGGGTATGTTTTTACTGCACTATATTGATTAATTTTTACTTCGCTTTTTCTTTCGGACACGTCTTCTATTGTTCCTGCAGTTGCATTATATACATCTAAAAAAATTCCCGTACCTCTACCTTTAGAATCTCCGTCAGCTATTGCATCTTTATTAACTGATGAATATTCATTTCCTGATTTAGTATAATTATTTTTAGGAATTAATTTTCCTCTCTCTAGTTCAGCAATAGATGAAAGAGTGTTTGGTTCTGTTTGATTTAAATCTACCGTAATTTGAGTTGCCATAATTTTATATTTTTGATATTATTTCGTTTATTCTCATAACATTTTCATTAACTGATGGCGTATATTTGTCTACAGTCTTTAAGTGTTCTTGAGATGTTCTTACATTTGTAAAATTTTTTTTTTCATGCGGGTCAATAAATTGATTCATCATGCCGGCATTCATCTTATTAGTTTTTGTATTGGCGATGTAATCCCTCATTTTTCTTAATTCATTGTTAACCCAATTTTTAATTTCAACACCACCATTTAAAATAAATGACGGCTCTTTGTGACTACCTTTAAAATTATCAAAAAAATTTTTAATTCTTTTAAGTTGTTTATATGTAATAAATTTTTGATTTTGAAGTTCTTTATTTCTTTTAAATCCTTCAGTATTTTCATCTGCATTTTTAACCATATGAAAAAATTTTTTCATGTGTTCCCGTTTGTCAGATGGGAATTCAATTTCGTTATCGTATAAACTTTTATTCATTTTTAAACATCTTTAATAATTCAGAAAGAGAAACTCCTTGCTTTTCCGCTTGTTTTTTTAACGATAAAATATTTTTCTTTAAAATATTTGGTATGTCTAATTCTTTTTTACCTATTTCAAGATTATCATATTTTTTTTTACCCATTAAAATATCTTCAACAACTTTAATCATTTTTTGTTTTTGGATTTCAGATATAGTTGCTTTTGTTATAAAATTTTTATCATCATAGTAAGGCGAATTTTCATCTTTTTTACCTGTTGGGTCTTGTCCTTTTTGTTTTGTTCTTTTTTTTGCCTCATCAGGAGTCATACCCATTTTTTTAACTAAATATTTAAAAGTTTCTTTTCCGTCCATATCTTTAGTTTCTTCATAACCAAAAGCTCCTGACATATCAACTTCATCAATTTCTTTAACGGATTCTCTAAAATATGTTCTATATCCTCTTGAAATTGGGTCATTTGTAATACTAGCGGCAGAAACCGTTTGGTCCATAGTTTTTTTTGGGTGAAGTTTTGGGTCAACAATTGGGATTTTTGAGTTAGATAATGTCCCATCTAAATTTACCAATTCTTCTAAATCTTTTTTAAGACTTTTAGTTGTTTTAACTTTTTTATCTTTGGCAACTTTTTTAAGATGGTTTTTAACCATTTCACCTTTACTTTTTTTAAAGTGAATTACCTCATCTTTTTTACGAGCTTCGTTTAAATTTTCTTCCACAGAAAAGTATAAGGAGTATTTATCCCCCTTATCTCTTAATAAAAAATAATATGGAGAAGAATAAAATTCTTTGTTTATAGTAATCATCTTTCTTTTTTATCTATAAATATTACCTCATAAGGTATTTATCATTAGTATATGGCATATCAAAACATTAATCAGTATAATTTTCGTAAATGGGGAATAAAACCTGTTAACGAAATCACCGACATTTGCTTAGCATCGGACGAGAGGGATTATGACCAAGAAGTTGTTTTTTCACCTTTATTAATTGGTGAATTAGATGGAAACAGAATGCCATTTAAATTTGACTTCAATAGTTCAGGGACAACATTATGTCAAACATCAGCATGTTCTTTTGATTACCAAACAATTGTTTCTGAGAATTATTGGAACCCTGATGACATTGACCCCAACTTTTGTCCAATTGTCACACAATTATGTGATATTGGTTTAACAGGAATTGACAACGGACTGGTTCAAAACATGTCGGGAGAAACAATAGAAATTACAACAGGATTATATTCAGGTACAACGAATAAGTTTAGTCGATACAAATATGACAGGAGAATGAAACTTCATCCTATCACAGGTTTTACTACAACTCAAAACAGATTATGGAATGATAACTCATACACTTATGATTTAAATTATCAAAATGTTGGTGGAGATATTGGGTATGTTGCAAACTTACAAGGTGGATTCTTCCAAGGGTTTTACAAAATACCGGGGTATGATTACCAAGTTTTTCCACAAAGAGTTCCATTAGGTTGGACTGTTGAATTTATGTTAAAATATAGATGGACTGGTGATACATCAGGAGGACTTAACAATAGATATCCCGACAATAAGGGTACGTTCTTTTACATGGGGGCAAGAGCCGAGAATAAATTTTATCATTATGCTGATGGTAGTCCAAAACAAGATTCAGGATATACAAGAGTTACATCAGGTTTAACTTGTATGCACACTTGTGGTTGTGCAAGTAGCGCAAATACATCATCAGAATGTCTTCAAGTTTATCAACCTTCAGGTGGAACAATAACACATTGTGCTTGTGGATGTGCGTGTGATTGTACAACAACGGCACAATATCCTGAAAAAGACCCATTATATGATGAGGTTTCAAATGCGTTGTCTTTAAGATTAAGTGGTGACACTGGTAGCCCAAGATTATGCGTTAAGACATATAGAATAACCGGTGGATGTGAAAGTTCAGGAACTTGTTTAACAGGACTTACTTATGTGACGGGAACTTCATTAACTGAATGGTGTTCAACAAGAGGTATCTTTGATGATTGTTCGGGAACAACATATCAAAATGTCGAACATTGGGTTCAGATTGATGCTGTATTCCAAAGATATGAATGGTTGGATATCTGTGACCTCTACGATAAAGGTGGACTTGGTCTGCTTGTTAAAGATGTATATTATGCAACAATTGAAGGTAGAAGTGTTACTTTAATTGAACCTCCAATAACCCATGAGCAACCTTATGACCCAGCATCGACTGAAGTTGTGACATTCACAGATATGTGGACTGAAGAACAAAAGTATAGATTGGGAACACTTAAGTTTTATGTGAACGGAAAGTTATTCATGGTTACCGAAAACTTTGAAGAAATCATTCCAAGATTGTTAAACACTCCAAAAGAAAAACAAATTGGAGTTGGATATAACATTTCAATCGGTGGAGGAACTCAAGGACTTCACGATAACTTAACATTCTCAGGAGGATGTCCCGCAACAATAAATGAAATCGTTTATCAACAAGACCCTGAAAGTTTAACTACTTATGATTTGGACAATACAATTTATTCTGGTTTAACAACTCATATTAAATTGGAAGAATATTTTGGTGGTAGTATGATTGGTGATATCAGTGCATTTAGAATGTATACTGAGCCATTAAACGCTTCACAAATTAAGCACAACTTTAGAATATTAAAATTTAAATATAATTTATTAGACCCTGATTGTTTAAATTGTAGAATAACAATACCTGCAAATGATTTAACATATATTTTAATTCCTAATAATGATTTATATTATTTGAGTATTCCTATTGGTAATTTATATTATGAAACATTATAACAAATGAGTTGCTACTACTATAGAATAACAAATTATAATAATGTCCAAACAGGATATTATAGATGGACGGGTTGTACTGATATTATTAGTGTTAATCCTGTAGAACCATTACAAACAAGTTATGTCTGCACAAAAGATTTATATGTTGAGGATTATGCAGCACCTTTAGATGTTGTTAATATGGGATTATGTCCTTCCACAACCCCTACGCCAACTGTAACACCAACACCAACCCAAACATCCGTCACTCCAACGCCAACCCAAACATCCGTCACTCCAACTCAAACTCCAACACCAACTCAAACCCCATTAGTTATTTACCAATATAATTTATGGACTGGAGGTTATTATCAAAATGTTTGTGAATCAACTCATGTCGGTACACCATCAAATGTAACAATTTATACAACAAAACCGTTTGAACTTTTGGTACCAGGAGATAATGCCTTCGGTAATTCATTATTAACCATTCCACCTGTGAACGCAAATTTCACAATTTCAAATGGTAATAGATTTATACAAATGAGCGGAACATTAATTCTTAATTCTGGATTGTGTTGATAAAAACTAATTAATATGTCTAAAACAAAAAGAATAAGTATTTATTAACATGGCGATAGGAGTAAGAATTTTAAGTGATAATTTGAGTGGTCAAACCACAAATGTTACGTATTTACCAGATACCGGTGGGACTATTGATTTAGGTTCTAAAGTTTTTCCATTTAATTATATCTCAAGTTATTATTATGGTATATACGATTGTTATGTTCCAACATATGGTTATACATATTCTTTAAATGTTCCTGGCCCAACACCAACACCAACGGTTACACCAACACCAACACCAACAAATACTGTTACACCAACACCAACAAAAACAACAACAGTTACACCAACACCAACAAAAACAGTTACACCAACAGCAACAACGGGATTAACTCCAACCGCAACATCAACACCAACCGCCACTCCAACAAATACATCAACACCAACTAATACTCCAACAAATACTACAACAAATACATCAACACCAACTAATACTGTTACGCCAACAAATACTGTTACGCCAACAAATACACAAACACCAACAGTTACTCCAACAAGGACTTAAACACGAACAGTTACTTCGACAAATAAATAAATTGTACTATAAAAATTTTATTAAGTATTAAAAATTATTAAAGAATAAACAAATATTTATAATAATATAAAATAACGTAGTATTTATAATAAAATATCTAAAATGGCTTGTAGCAAATATACCTTAACAAATACTGGCTCAACTATAGTAAATTTTAACTATAGACGATGCGACGATTCTATGTGGGAGTACCAAACGGAATTGACCCAAAATGAAACTAAAACAATTTGGTTAATTAACAATACTTATTCAACCTCACCTTTATTTTATTCTAGTATTGTTTTAGTTGATAATGGTGCTTTTCCACCTATTTTCCCAACTCATACACCAACTTCAACGCCAACAAATACACCAACAAATACTGCAACACAAACACAAACTCCTACTCAAACTTCAACACAAACACAAACGCCTACAAATACTCAAACACCAACAAATACTAAAACACCAACACCAACAAATACTAAGACACCAACAAATACTCAAACACCAACAAATACTCAAACACCAACAAATACTGTTACACCAACAAATACTGTTACACCGACAAATACTGTTACACCAACAAATACTCAAACACCAACTAATACTCAAACGCAAACTAGTACTCAAACGCAAACACAAACACCAACAAACACTCCAACAAATACTCAAACTTCAACTTCAACACCAACAAATACTCCAACAAATACTGTAACACCAACCGTTACTCCAACAAAAACTAGATTTAGTTTTAGTGTAACAAAAGGTGCAACAGCTTATGATTCATGTAATGGTATTAACCCAATAACAATATATGGTGATGACTCAACTTTTGACCAAAATACGTTCTTTTATGATTCATTATTAGGACCAGTTACAACTGACATGACAGGATACTATACAAATTCAGGTCAAGTAGTTCAATTACTTCCAACAGGATATGAAACTTTAGGATTCTCACTTTGTTCGTTGATAATTACAAATACTCCAACACCAACACCAACTAATACACCAACTAATACACCAACAAATACTGTAACACAAACTGTAACACCAACAAATACTTCAACACCTACAGCAACATTTGCGTATTATACATATAATTTAGGTTATGGTACATCAATATATGACGCATGTTTTGCTGTTCCATCTTTAGTTTATGGTAGTGTTGCGGGAGGACCTGGTCCAAACGTAGGTGAATTTTTATATTCTAATACCGCATTAACAACACCAGTTTTAGATGGTTATTATTCTAAAGATGGGCTTGCTTGGTATAACGTTACTGGTGGTCTTGGACAAGTTACTACATCAGACCCTAACGGATGTTTATCAATTCCAACTTCAACACAGACACCAACAAATACACAAACACCAACTAAGACTACAACACAAACTCCAACTAACACTAAAACACCTACTCAAACTAAAACACCTACTCAAACTCAAACACCAACAAATACTGTAACACCAACTGTTACTCCAACACATGCTAGATTTCCTTTTCTTGTAACAAAAGGTGCAACAGCTTATGATTCATGTAATGGTATTAACACAACAACAATAACAATATATGGTGATGATTCAACTTATGATGAAAATCAGTTCTTTTATAATTCATTATTAGGACCAGTTACAATTGACATGTCAGGATACTATACAAATTCAGGTCAAGTTGTTCAATTACTTTTAACAGGATATGAAACTGGAGGATTCTCACTTTGTTCATTAATTCCAACTAACACACCAACCGTAACTCAAACTTCAACACCTACAGTTACTCCAACTAAAACTTCAACACCTACAGTTACTCCAACCAATACTTCAACACCTACAGCGACATTTGCATATTATGAATATAATTTAGGATATGATGCATCAACCGCATATGCGGCATGTTATGCTTCTCCATCTTTAGTTTATGGTAGTGTTGCCGCAGGACCTGGTCCAAACGTAGGTGAAATTTTATATTCTAATACCGCATTATCAACAACAGTTCCAGATGGTTATTATTCTAAAGATGGATTTTCTTGGTATAACGTTACTGGTGGTTTTGGACAAGTTACAACATCAGACCCTAATGGATGTTTATTATTTCCAACACAAACACCAACAAAAACAAGTACACAAACACCAACAAATACTGTTACACCGACAAATACTGTTACACCGACAAATACTGCAACACCAACAAATACTCCAACAGTTACTCCAACCGTAACTAATACACCAACACACACTAGATTTAGTTTTAGTGTATATAAAGGTGCAACATCTTATGATTCATGTAATGGTATTACCCCAATAACAATATATGGTGATAACGCAACTTTTGACCTAAATGTCTTATTTTATGATTCATTATTAGGACCAGTTACAACTGACATGTCAGGATACTATACAAATTCAGGTAAAGTTGTTCAATTACTTTTAACAGGAGAGGAAACTGGTGGATTCTCACTTTGTTCATTAATTCCAACTAACACACCAACCGTAACTCAAACACCAACCGTAACTAAAACTTCAACACCAACCGTAACTAAAACTTCAACACCGACTAACACACCTACAAAAACTTCAACACCAACTAATACACCTACAGTAACTAAAACACCAACTAACACACCTACAAAAACTTCAACACCAACACCAACAATTGCATATTATACATATAATTTAGGATATGATGGACTTGCGGCAATTGATGCATGTATGGCATATAACCCAGGAACACCAAATTTAGTTTATGGTAGTGTTGCGGGAGGACCTGGTCCAAACGTAGGTGAATTTTTATATTCTAATACCGCATTAACAACACCAGTTTCAAATGGTTATTATTCTAACGGAATTGCTTGGTATAACGTTACTGGTGGTCTTGGAGAAGTTACTACATCAGACCCTAACGGATGTAATTATACCTTAGGTGACTCAGCTTTAGGTGGTTATATCGCTTACATATTACAACCTGGAGATTCAGGATATGACGTAAATGTCCAACATGGTTTAGTTGTTACAACAACAGATGTTTCAGGTTCTGCAATTTGGGGTTGTCCGGGTACTCTATTAGTAGGAGCTAGTGGAACTACAATTGGAACAGGTAATCAAAACACCATAGATATAGTAAGTGGATGTGCTACTGCGGGAATTGCTGCTAGATTGTGTTCAGATTTATCACAAAATGGATATAACGATTGGTATCTACCAAGTGCAGATGAATTAGAAAAAGTATGGGATATTAGAAATGGTTTTGGTGGATTTGTTGAAGGAGATTATTTGAGTTCTACTCAGATTGATGATACTCAAGTGAATTATATCTTCTTTAATATGGGTGGTAGTCCACAACATAACCCATTAATAGAAACGATTGTTAAGAGTGAATCTAGGAGAGTTAGAGCAATTAGGTCTTATTAACAATTTATTTAAAATATAATATAAATTATTATAGATAAAACCCTTCAGTTTTTTGAAGGGTTTTTTATTTTTAGGTATAAAATAATATTATATGAAAATTTTCGTTCAAATCGCCTCTTATAGAGACCCTCAGTTAATTCCAACAATTAAAGACATGTTGGCAAACGCCAAAAAACCAAATAACCTTGTCATAGGTATTGCAAGACAATATAGTGATGAGGATGGTTTTGATAATTTAGATGAATACAAAGACGACAAAAGATTTAGAATCTTAGATATTCCTTATCAAGACGCCAAAGGTGTATGTTGGGCACGACACCAAGTTCAACAACTTTATAAAGGTGAAACTTACACCCTACAAATTGACTCTCACATGAGATTTGTAAAGGATTGGGATGATATCCTTATCAAAATGATAAAGGGGTTACAGAAGGACGGATACAAAAAACCTCTACTTACGGGTTATGTTCCTTCTTTTGACCCCGAAAATGAACCCGCAGGAAGAGCTCAAGAAGCTTGGAGAATGGTCTTTGACCGTTTTATTCCTGAAGGAGCAGTATTTTTCTTACCTGAAACAATTCCAGGATGGAAAGAAATGAAGAAACCTGTGACCGCAAGATTTTATTCGGCTCACTTTTGTTTTACATTAGGACAATTCTCAACGGAAGTTCAACATAATCCTGAATATTATTTTCACGGTGAAGAAATTTCAATTGCCGCAAGAGCTTACACTTGGGGTTATGATTTATTTCACACTCATATTCCTGTTGTTTACCACGAATATACTCGTAAGGGTAGAACAAAACAATGGGATGATGACAAAACTTGGGGACAAAAGAATACTCACTCTCACTTAACAAATAGAAAATTATTTGGTATGGACGGTGAAGCTCAAGAAGGTCATGATGGTCCTTATGGTTTTGGCCCTGTTAGAACTTTAACGGAATATGAAAAATATGCCGGTATTTTGTTTTCAAAGAGAGCGATTGACAAACATACCTTAGATAAAAATTATCCACCAAATCCATATAATTTTGAAACAGAACAAGAATGGAAAGATAGTTTCTGTATGATGTTCAAACATTGTATTGATATCGGATATTCACAAGTTACTGAAACTGATTATGATTTTTGGGTTGTTGCATTCCATAATGATAAAGATGAAACTTTATTTAGAAAAGATGCCGACAAAAACGAAATTGCAGGTTTTATGATAGACCCTGACAAATACTGTAAAGTATGGAGAGAGTTCCAAACTGATGAAATGCCATCTCATTGGGTTGTTTGGCCTCACTCAGAATCAAAAGGATGGTGTGATAGAATCACAGGTAGATTAACCAATAACCAATAACCAATAACCAAGTTAGTTAATATTTATATAAAAAAAAACAATATAAAAATGGAAAAAATAATAAAATTAATTGACGGTAATTTTGATGGTGCTTCGGGAATATCTTTAAATTTACCAAGTCCTGTAGAATGGTCAAGGACCACAACAGAGTATGACATTGCAATATATACCGATAGCATGGGATTTTCACAAGAAATAAATCCCGAAAAAATTAATTGTGTTTGGTTATTAGAACCACCAGTAATTAATGGTGACCATCAATCAAAGGCTGTTAGAGACCACCAAAATTTTAAATATATTTTTAGTTCCATAAAAGATTTAAACAACAGAATTGACAATTTTGTTTACATTCCAATTGGTGGAACATGGATGAGAGAAGAGGATATGGGTATTCACGAAAAATTAAAATCTATTAGCACAATTTTTTCATGGAAAACTTGGAATCATGGTCATAGATTAAGACATTCAATCTATAATATGTTTAAAGATAGTGGAAAAATTGATTTTTATGGTAGTGGTTGTGATAAACCTATAGATTTTAAAGTTGATGGTCTTAAAGATTACAGATTTTCTGTGGTAATTGAAAATTCAATTGAGCCGGATTATTTTACTGAAAAACTATTAGATTGTTTTTTAACTGGTACAATTCCAATTTATTGGGGCACCAAAAACATTGAAGATTATTTTGACACTAATGGTGTTATTTTTATTAACGATGAAAATGAATTATCAACAATTATTGACACTTTAGATGTAGAATTATATAACTCTAAAATTAATTCAATCCAAAGTAATTTTGAATCCGCTAAAAAATATATTCACCCTGAAAAAATAATCCAAACTTATTTAAATGAAAATGAAAATGTATAATAATATTGTTATAACAGGGGCGAATAGTCCTTATTTTGAATCATTACTAACTCTAATTAATAGTATCCATAAAGATAGTTTTGAGTTAGTAGATATGATTGTGGTTTATGATTTTGGTTTAGACCAAACAGAAATTAATCGATTAAAATCGTTAAAAAAAATAATGATTGTTGATATCGTAAAAGATTTTCAAATCTATGAAGGAATATCGTCAATAAAAACAAAATGTCATTTTTTAAAAATGTATACTTTGTTTCATTCTATGAGTTTATCTAAAAATGTTTTATGGTTAGATGCTGGTGCTTGTGCCTTAAGAAGTTTGGAACCAATTTTTAATGTTATCGAATCTGAGGATATCTTTTTAGTTGGTGATGTTCACATAAATAGAAATTTTACACACAAGAGATGTGTTGAGGTAATGAACGCAACAGAAGAAGAACTAATGGATAATCAACTTTGGTCAGGATTAGTTGGGTTTAAAAGTGATGGTAAATACAGTCGTATTATCACCGAAGGTTGGAATTATTCTCAAATTGAAGGTTGTGTTGATGGTTTTGAAGATAATCATAGACACGACCAAAGTGTATTATCAATCCTATCATCAAGATATAATTGTCCGACCCAAGATATTGATATTTTTGGATATTGGACGGATTCAAGTAGAAACTTAGAAGGTGCAAAATCTATTGGTTCTGTAATTTTTGCGCATAGACGAGGATATGATGATAAATCAAAATTAATGTTTAAAGATTAAAACAAGTGAATGTTATATCAACAGATATACACGGAGGTCTTGGTAATACAATGTTTCAAATTGCTACAGGGTATTCTACCTCAATAAACGAGAACTCAGATTTTATTGTTGATGAAACAAAACATTATAATGGTCACCATCCATTAATCACATATAAAAACACAATATTTCAAAAAGTAAAATTTTCAAATACAGAAGTACCGTATGAAGTTTATAATGTGGGTAGTTTTCATTACTGTGAAATACCTACGTTTGGTAGAAGTGTAAAATTATCAGGGTTTTTTCAAAGTGATAAATATTTTAAAAAAAACCGAGAAGAAATTTTATCTTTGTTTGAACCAAATGATGAAATTAAAAATAAGTTACAATCTATGTACGGAGAAATATTAAAAAATAAAACTTGTTCTATACATGTAAGACGAGGTGATTATCTTCATTTAGAAGATTACCATACAGTTTTACCACATGATTACTATCAAAAATCATATGAAATAATTGGTTCTGAATCAGTTTATTTAATATTTTCAGATGATATAGAATATTGTAAAACACAGTTTAAATATATTGAAAACAAAATTTTTATTACTGGCTTGTCCGACTATGAAGAATTATATTTGATGTCATTCTGTGATAATAACATTATTGCAAATAGTAGTTTTAGTTGGTGGGGGGCTTGGTTAAATAAAAAAGAAAATATTGTAATATCGCCAAAAAAATGGTTTGGTCCGACATTACAATCATATATTATAGATGACCTTTATCCTGAAAATTGGGTTATTATATAAACATAAAAAAAAATAAACATAAAATAAAAAAAAATGAATTACGAAGATTTACAAGAATGGTTTAAAATTGGTGGTGACGACACATTAAGAGTTAATTACCCCCTAAACGAAAATTCAATTGTGTTTGACTTAGGAGGATATCACGGAAGTTGGGCTCAAAAAATTTACGATAAATATCAATGTAATATACATGTTTTTGAACCAATACCTGAATTATATAATAATTTGGTTGAAAAATTTAAAAATAATGATAAAATAAAAGTTTATGACTTTGGAATTTCAGATGAAGACAAATCAATTGAAATTGCATTATTAAACGACGCAAGTTCTTTTTATATTAACGCTGAAAATAAAATTTTGGTAAAAGTTGTTTCATTTACCAAATTTTTAAATGAAAATAATATAGATAATATTGATTTAATAAAAATTAATATTGAGGGTGATGAATTTCCAGTATTGAAGAGTTTAATTGACAATGATGTTATACATATGTTTAAGAACATACAGGTACAATTTCATCAGTTTATACCAGATTCTGTAAATTTAAGAAATTGGATAAGAGAAAAATTAACTTTAACACACAAATTAACTTATGATTATGAGTTTGTGTGGGAAAATTGGGAAAAAATATGAAGATATGAGATTAAATGAAATACCAAAATTTGTTCTAAATTTAGAAAAACGTATTGACAGATTAGAACACATACAAAAAGAAATGTCATACATTGGGTGGGATTATGAATTATTTAAAGCTGTTGACACAGGTTGTCATTTAGGGTGTACATTATCTCATGTTGGAATTATAGATATTGCAATTGAAAGAAATTATGAATATGTTATGGTTATAGAAGATGATTGTTCATTTATGCCATACGCAAAATCATTTATTAAAGAATTGGAAATTGAGTTAGAGAATACTGAATTTGGTATTTTAAATTTATCTCCAACACATAATAGACCTGTTAATGTTAGTAATAACCATAAATTATTAATTGATATTACTAATTTTCCGCCCAAAGAAGAAAGACATAGAGGTGTGTTTGCAACAAATATGATTATATATCATAAATCAATATATGATAATGTAAAACAAATTATTACTGATAATTTACAAGGATATTATCCAATTGATGAATACATTTATGAGAATGTGACATTAAAAAAACAAAGTTACTGTCCAATATTACCAATTGCGCCACAAAAAAGTGATTTTTCAGATGTAACACAAGGTTCTCACAGTAATTTTTATATGCAAACATACAATTGGAACTTATATTCACCATATAAAATTCCAAAAGAATTTTTAGATTATGAACGTAATCAAATGACTAAACAAAACAACGAACATAAAGAATTTAAATATGAAAACTAAAATTATTACCGCAATTTATTCTAATTTACATGGAACTGATTTAGGAGGAAGACCTAATAGACATGGTCATTATTGTTGGAGTTTATTATCATTATTAAAAATGACTGATGCTGATTTTTTATGTTATACATCTGATAGTGAGTACAATGGATTGGTTAATTTTTTCTATAATGAACATAATATAAATCCTGAAAAAATCAAATTTGTCAAATTTGATTTAAACCAAAATGAATTTTCTGAGTTGATTGGTCAATACAAAGACTATGAAGGAATTAAAAAAGGTGATAGATGTATTGAAATACAATACATGAAGTTTATATGGTTATCAATGGAAGATATGTCTTACGACAATTATTATTGGGTTGATGCTGGTTTGTCCCATTGTGGTTTAATACCAAATAAGTATTTGGCAAAAACAGGTATTCATAATAGTCAGTATTATGAAAGTTCTTTGTTTAATAACACATTTTTAAAAAATTTAATTTCTAAAAGTGGGGATAAAATAATCATTATTTCAAAAGAAAACTCAAGAAATTTTTGGTCAGGTACTGTCAATCCATCACATTTTAATAAACATGATATTTCTAGACACATTATTGGTGGTTTTTTTGGTGGAAAAAAAGAATTATTAAACGAGATAATCACACTTTTTAAAAAATATGTTTATCAAGTTACTGAACACGATAAAAGACTATATCACGAAGAAGACATAATGACATTAATGTATAGAAACCATCCCGATTTATTTGTTACATTAGAATTTGATATTTGGTGGCATGAAGATGAAAGAGTTGCAGGTACAGATATGGTTGAACTTACAAGATTAAATAAAAGTTTTTATAAAATACTTGAAGAGTTAAATTAAATGAATCTTGTATCATTCAAAGAAATAACGGATAAACTTAATTTATTTTCAGTTGATTCAAATCAACGAGAAATAAATGTTTATGAATTAAAAAATGTAATCCCAACTGGAGAATCCTTATTTTATCCAAATATTTTTTTTATTTCAAACAAAACAAATCAAATAGTTAATCCTATTCAAGAGACCACAATGTCTTTAAAAAGAATTTCAAAAGATATTAAATTTGGTGAGGAAAAAACAACTAAAAATTTTGAGTTAGAAAGTTTGTTCTACTTCATTTATAATACCGATAATTATTTTCATTTTGTTTATGACACATTACCATATTTGATAAGTTTTATGGAAATGAAGAAAACAAAACCAAATTTAAAATTATTAATGAATTATCCAAATCCCAATAAAAAAGAACATTATAGATTTGTTTCTGAGTTTTTAGATATATTGGAAATTACAGATAATGATATTAAAATAATAGATGAAGATACTGAGTATTCATCAATTTTAGTATCAACATCATACACACATGATTTTGATTCTAATTTACCCCCAAGAAATGAAATTTATGATTTATATCGTAAAATTGTTAAGAGAGTAAGTAAAGATATTAATCAAGAAAATTTACCTAAGAAAATTTATATTTCACGAAGGAGTTGGGTACACGGTGATTTCAGTAATATAGGTACAAACTACACAACTAAACGTAAATTAGTCAACGAAGATTCTTTGGTTGATTTTTTAGTTGAAAATGGTTTTACAGAGGTATTCACAGAAAACATGACAACTACAGAAAAAATACTTTTATTTGCCAATGTTGAAGAAGTTGTTGGTGCTATAGGTGGTGGTATTTGTAATGTTTTATTTTCCAAAAAAAGTTGTAATTTAACAGCCATAATATCTCCATTTTTTTTAGATATAAATAAACGTTTTTTATATTCATTAAATAAAGTTAATTTAAACTTATTTGATAACACATCACACACTGAAAATAGTGAGTTTAAAACATATATGAGAGTAAAGGTTGGTAATATTGTTGGGGAGATAACCAAAGTGGAAAATGATTGTCTAACTATTTCATATAGTGATATTATGTTAACCGCTTGGAATAATGATACCAAATATTTGAGTAAAAAGGTTAATTCAAAAGATTGTATTAAATTAGATGGTGGGTTAAATTCGCCGTGGGAAATAAATTTAGATAGTTTTAAAACTAATTTTTAATAATAAAATGATGAAGGTTGCGTTATTAATTTCAGGTTATCTTAGAAATTACCAAGAAAATATTAATTTTATAAAAAAAGAGATTATTGGTAAATTTGTAAACGTTGATGTTTATCTTCACATAACTAATAATGAAAATTTAGAGGATAAATATTTTAATCAAATTAGTGAATCTGATTTAAATCATATCAAAAATCTTTTAAATCCTATTACAACTATTGTTGAAGATAATATCTTTTACGATGAGAATAAAAAAATTAACAATCTAATAAATCATTGGTCAAAACTTTATAAGTTAAATGAAATAAGAAAAATAAATGAGGATTTGTCTGGAAAAGAATATGATTTAGTAATAAGACTTAGACCTGATTTATTAATTAAGTCCACCAATTTTTTTAATTTTGAAAAAGATTCTTTGTTTATTCCTGACGATAGTAAAATAGACAAATTAAAGTTAGAAACCCCAACGGACAATTATATTTGTGATGCGTTTGCTTTTGGAAGTTCCAAAATAATGAACAATTATTTTAACATTTATAACAACATTCAGAATTTAATTAATTTATTTGGTACTTGTCCTGAAACATTACTTTATGAGTATTTGAATTCAAATAAAATTAACTATACGTTGTTTAATTTAGATTATAGTTTTATTTTATCAAAATGTAATGTTTTTGCCATTTGTGGTGACTCTGGTTCGGGAAAATCTATATTAAGTAATTTATTAAAAATTTCTTTTACGAATTCGTTTTTGTTAGAATGTGATAGATATCACAAATGGGAAAGAACAAATAACAACTGGAAAACTTATACTCATTTAAACCCAAATGCAAATCATATTACCAAAATGAGTGAGGACATTTTTAATTTAAAAGTTGGAAATGAAATTTACCAAGTTGATTATGACCATTCAACAGGAAAATTTACAGAAAAAAAACCAATTTCACCATCAAACAATTTAATTGTTTGTGGACTTCATAGTTTATTTAGCCAATCAGAAAACAATCTCTATGATTTAAAAATTTATATGGATACGGATGATTTACTAAAAAAGAAGTGGAAAATATCACGTGATGTTAAAGAGCGAGGATATACTCCTGACCAAGTTTTATCTAATATAAAAAATAGAGAATCTGATTTTAAACAATTTATATTACCTCAAAAAGACAATTCTGATGTTATAATAAAATTTTTCACAATTGATGATATTGACTTACAAAATTTGGACGATAACCCTAAATTAAGTTTAGAACTATTAATTGATAAATCATTTAATATTAAACATATATTAAAAAAATTATCCGACAATAAAATTGAATTTGATTTACAAGACGAAAATAGATTTAACAAGATAACATTCTTAAATTATAAAAAATTAATCTTTTTTGATATAAATAATGATTACACTTTTTATGACTATATATTATATTTTATATTGAATCTTAACTATAATGGTTAAACTCAACAAATATAAATTATAATAATGAAAAAAATATTAGAACTATCTAAATCTGTATCAAAACATTGTGTCGGTTTTGAAGGAAATGTTTCCTCTAAGTATAAAAATGGTTTAATTATTAAAGCAAGTGGGACAAAATTAGAATCTCTCACAAAAAAAGAGTTAGTATTTTTTGATTTTAAAGGTAATCAATTAAACAATTTTAAAAAAAGAGGTAGTATGGAATTAAGTTTTCACATTTACCTATTGGGGTTTGATAACATTAATTATGTTTCTCACACACATCCATCAAACACAGTTAAAATTTTATGTAGTGAATTAGGTAAAACATTTGCACAAAACAGATTGTTTCCTGACCAAGTTATTTTTAATGGTATTAAATCTTGTTTTGTTCCATACGCCAAACCTGGCGAAGAATTAACAAATGTAATTAAAGATAGTGTTAATCTTTTTATTAAAAAAGAAAAATATTTTCCTAAATTAATTTTACTACAAAATCATGGTATTATTTGTTGTGGAGAGACAATTCAAGAATGTGTTATGTCTACAGATATTTGTGAAAAATCTGCAGAAATTTTTATTGGTAGTCATATTTTAGGTAATACGTATTTTTTGAATGAAACTGAAGTTAATAATTTAATTACCGATAAAAAAGAAATTTATAGACAAAACCTTATTAAGCAAAATGGAAATAAATAAAACAAGAGTCATTTATGTTGATATAGATGAAACAATCTGTGAAATACCAGAACCCAGAAACTACCACAACGCCAAACCTATCAAAGAAAATATTGATAAAATTAATAGATTATATGATGATGGGAATACAATTGTATATTGGACAGCTCGTGGTAGTCGTACACAAATAAATTGGTATGATTTAACAAAAAAACAACTTAATGAGTGGGGAGCTAAACACCACGAATTAAATGTTACAAAACCTTATTACGATTTATTCATTGATGATAAAACACTTAGAATTGAAGAAATATGAAATTAATTTCACATAGAGGTAATATGATTGGGCCTAATCCAAGTAGAGAAAATTCACCATCATATATTGATACCGCAATTTCCGCGGGTTATGATGTTGAGGTGGATATTAACTATTTGGACAATAAGTTTTTTTTAGGACACGACACTCCTGATTATGAAATCTCGGAAATTTGGATGGAAAAAAGAAAACATAAAATATGGTTTCATTGTAAAAATTTAGATGCAGCGTCAAGATTATGTGAATTACAGAAAAACTATGAAACACCATACATGTTTTTTTGTCACACATCAGATAATTTTGTGTTGACAAGTACTAACCATATTTGGGTTCATAATTTAGAACTTAACTTAAATGATAAATGTATAATTCCGTTATTAAGTGATACTGACCTTATATTTACCACAACAAAAAAAATATACGCAATTTGTACTGATTATATAAATTTATCTAAATCCATATATTTAATAGTATGATAAGTATTGTTACTGGCACATTAGAACGATTAGATTTATTACCAGATTTAATTAAAAATACCGTTGATTCACACGAAAAATTAGAATTGGTATTAGTTGATGGCGGAGAATTAAATAATTCAACATCTGCATATATAAAACAATTAAACCACCCAAGGATAAAGTTAATTGAGGTTGGTGGAAGAAGTAGTTATCCTGACTTTATGAAGTTAGGTATTGAACATGCTACTCATGAATTAATCTGTCAATGGAATGATGATGTTTTATTAGTTAATTCATGGGATGATATAATTTCAGAAATTGAAGACGGATACGATTTTTATTTATTCAATTGGAAATATGGTAATAAAGTTGACATTTTAGACGATGATTGGATAACAGGTCGTTACCATGAAAATCAAAAGAATAAAGGGTGGTGTATTGTTGATGAATATGATACTATTGGTGAAATAACCATGAATTATGGAATTTATAGAAAAAACATTTTTAGAGAAATTGGTATGTATCACCCCGACTTTAAATATTATTATGCCGATTCAGATATGTCCATGAGAGCTCATTTGTTTGGGTATAAACACAAGGCTTTAAATCACATAAAGGTATGTAGTTTATGTCCTGAAAAAAAGGCAATTCATTATGATTCTGATTATTCAACTTGGGTTAATTTACACAATGAATATAAAAATAAATTTTTAAATGACAGACACACGTTTTTAACATGAAACGAGTAATATCTTTTTGTTTGTATAAAGCGCCCTCAGATTGGGAAAGAGTTATGGAAACAAATCATAACAAATACATTAGTGGATTGTATCAAAACATTAATTTAATTCAAAAGTACTATCCAAATTGGCACATTTACTTATATCATAACGAGTTATTTGATATTTCTGAAATTCAAAAAAATATTGATTATGATAAACTTGAATTCAAGTTAATTACAAATCCTTTAATAAGTGCCATGCAATGGAGATTTTTACCAAATGATGATGAAGATGTTGAGTTATTTATTGTTCGTGATATTGATTCTAGAATTACTGAAAGAGAAAAAGTGTCTGTTGATGAGTGGGTTGAAAGTAAAAAAATACTACACATAATGAGAGACCATCCACACCACGAATACCATATTTTAGGTGGGATGTGGGGTATGAGAAGACAACCAAATTTTAATATGGAAAGTTCCTGCATAGAATACAATACATCTAAAAATTATAGGGTAGATGTTGATTGGTATGAAAAATGGTGGGATATGCATTTTCTTAGAGACATTATTTACCCAAATTATATTGATAGTTCTTATGTGAATTCTTCATTTCACGACATGGAACCATGGAGTAAACCATTTTCTTTGGAAAGAGATGATAATAAATTTGTTGGTGAAATTTATTTAGATACGGATAAAAGAGATTATCATTATACTTTATTATGAAAATATTAGTTACAATTATTTCATCTGAAAAACACTTAGATTCTAGAATTAAAATTATTCAAGATACTTGGTTAAAAGATTTTGAAAATTATTTAATAATTTCAGATTATGATGATAAAGAAAATCATACAGTAAAAGTTACGGATAATAAAACTTATGAAAGTGCCCCTGATAAGAATTTAAAATCTTTTGTTTATCTATTTGAAAATTATAAAGATTTTGATTGGTTTATTAATGTTGATGATGATAGCTTTGTTAACTATAAAAATTTAATTGAGCTAGTTAAAACACTTCCTACCGATGAAATTATAAAAATAGGTTGTTTGAATGAAAATAGTGCTGGTTTTGGTATAAACTATCATTCAGGTGGTGCGGGAACATTATTTAATTTTAAGGCTTTAGAGGTTCTAAAAAACGCATACCCTTCAGGTAAATACGGTTATTTCCGTGAAGAAAATGGGGATTATAATGCCAAACAAACACCATATGCAGATGCAAATGTTGGTATTTTTTGTTCGGACAATAATATTGAACAAATTAATAGTTCATTATTCAATCCAAGAGAACCCAAATATTGGAATTATACTAACGAAGAAATAAAAAAACAAATAACTTTTCATTATATTTTTGGTGATGAGTACTATAAACTATATAATATAATACACGAAAATGACTGAATTAATTGAATTACATGAAGCGACATGTAGAAACGCGACCTACAAACAAGGGTTGATTGACTTAATAAACGATTTAGATAATAAAATTACAAACATGGTTGAAGTTGGTTCTTATCAAGGTGAATCAACAATTATTTTTGCAGATAATATAAAAGGGCTACAGGAGTTACACGCAATTGACCCATGGTCTAATGGATACGCACCAGGAGACGCTTGTTCAGATAAATACCCAATGAATGTTGTTGAGTCTAATTTTGATATTAGAACAAAAAATTTTAGTGTTATTAAAAAACATAAAACAACTTCTAAGGAATTTGTTAAAGAAATTGCCGATAGTTCATTAGATTTTGTATATATTGATGGTGACCATTCATATGATTCTTGTAAAGAGGATATCAATATGTGGTTACCCAAAATAAAACAAGGTGGTATTATTGCGGGTCACGATTATTTAGAATCCTGTTTTATGGGTGTTGTAAATGCAGTTAATGAAACTTTTGGTAAACCCGACAAAACATATAATGACACAAGTTGGTTAAAATTTTTATAATGTGAAAGATTATTTTTACCAAGAAACCGGAACAATGTTATTTCACCAAGGGTTTACAGATATTGTTAATTGTTTACCCCTGATAAATATTTTTTCCAAAAAATTTAAAAAAATTAATTTAATTATGAGAGATGATTTTAAAGAAATTGTCGATTTTTATTTAAATCAATTTTCTAATGTTGAGGCTTGTTACCATGAAAAATTTAAAATAGACAATCATCTTTCACAAATTATACCATTGTATAGTGAGAATTCAACAATGTTAATGTTTGGTCAACATGATGGTTACAGAACTCATGAGTATATTAACGCTTATGGAGGAGCTCCGGCAAATATGTTTTTTGTTGAATCTTTTTATACACCATATGATATTGATTATTCAAATAGAGTATCAATGTTTGAGTTTGATAGAGATTTAAACTTAGAAGAATCCACATATTCAAAATTTGTTGAAGAACATGGTAATGATTATGTGTTATACCACGGATTAAATGATAGTATTATTTCAAGTATTAGGGATAAACACCCTACAAGTAAATTAGTTGATTTAAATAAGTCAACAAACACCTTTTTTGACTATATTAAAATACTTCAAAACGCAAAAGATATTCATGTGTTGGATTCTGTGTGGGGAGCATTTTTATATCAAGTAGATAGTAAATATGAATTATTTAATCATATTACAATATCAACATATTGTTTACGTGGTTATAGTGAAATGTTTTTTAAACCAAAAACTTTAACAAATTGGCAAATTATATTAAATTAATATGAAAAAAATTTTAGTATTAGGTGGGGGTGGATTTATCGGTGGACACCTCGCAAAAAAATTAAAATCCGAAGGGTGTTGGGTCAGAATATGTGATGTAAAAAAACACGAATACTTTCAAGAAAATGAAATTTGTGATGAATTTGTACAGGGAGACTTAAAAGATATTAATGTTGTTAAAAACGTTTTACTTTCTCCTGACCAAAAAATTATAACAAAACTTGTTGATTTTGAAAATCATATTGATGAGGTAATTGGTGATTCATTTGATGAAGTTTATCAATTGGCTGCCGATATGGGTGGTGCCGCATACATTTTTACTGGTGAAAATGATGCAAACGTTATGCATAATTCATCTTTAATAAATTTAAATGTATTAAATGAGTCAGTTAAATACGGTATAAAGAAAATATTCTATTCATCTTCTGCATGTATGTACCCTGAACATAATCAATTAGACCCAAACAATCCAAACTGTGAAGAGTCTTCAGCCTATCCAGCAAATCCTGATTCAGAATATGGATGGGAAAAATTATTTTCAGAAAGATTGTTTTTAGCATATCATAGAAATTATAATCTAAATGTACGAATTGGTAGATTTCATAATGTTTTTGGTCCTATGGGTACTTGGAAAGGTGGTAAAGAAAAATCCCCCGCAGCTATGTGTAGAAAGGTTTCTGAATGTGAGGATAATGGTTCTATTGAAGTGTGGGGTGATGGTCAACAAACACGCTCGTTTTTATTTATAGATGAGTGTTTAGAGGCCGTAGAACGTTTGATGAATAGTGATTTTATGGAACCCGTAAATATAGGAAGTGAAGAGATGGTAACAATAAATCAATTAGCCCAAATGACGATTGATATATCTCAGAAAAATGTAAAAATAGACAATCTTTACGGTGATGAATTTTTAAATAAGTATGGATTTAAATGTCCCTTAGGTGTGAAAGGTAGAAAATCGGATAATAAACTTTTTCGTGAAAAAATAGGATGGGAACCTTTCAAATTATTAATTGATGGTCTTAAAGAAACATATAACTGGGTTGACCATCAAGTAAAAAATAACACCAATTAATATGAATAAGAAAGCAACAATAATGCATCACCAAGGATTTGGTGATTTATTCACAAATAATTCATTATGTAATTACTATGTTAATTTGTACGATGAATTAATTATATTTGCATTAGATGAACCAAGAAAGATTGTTATTGAGGAAATGTATAAACACAAACCAAATATAAAATGTGTTATACCTAAATTAATTAACCAAAACATATACAATAGTTCTTGTTTGATTTGTATGCAATCAGACCATTATTCTTGTAGATATGATACAAAGTTTGATACACACAAATTTGTTGATTATTCAGAGTGGAGTGATTATGACAATATTAAAGTTGGTTGTTTTAAAGAAGATTATGAGTTATGGAAATCATTTTTAGGAAAAAATATAAATAACAACATTTCTTTTTCACATTCTTTTTATTTGTTTGAAAATCTTGATTTAAAAGTTAGAGAAACTGAATTTTCTGTTTACAGAGATGACGATAGTGAAAATAAAAAATATGAATTGTTACCTGAAAAAGATTACATTGTATTACATGATGATAGTCAAAGAGGGATAAATATTGATAAGTCTAAATTACCTAATGACATTTATGTCCACCAATTAAACGATGGTTCAAAAACTATGGTTGACCAAATTAAAATTTTAGAAAACGCAAAAGAAATTCATTTTATTGATTCAAGTTATTCAGTTTTGATTTATTTTTTATCTTTAACTAACAAAAAAATAAAACAAATCCCAAAGTATTTTCATTATTATGCTAACCAAAGAGAAGGTTACACAATTTATGAAAATCCTATACCCAAAAATTGGCAAATACTTAAATAATTTATGAATAATAATACTTTAATATGGACTAACTCACCACTATCTGGTTTGTGTGATAGACTTATTGATTTTTCTTTAATAGCAACATATGCTAAATTAAACAACTCAGATTTTAGTTCAAAATGGAAACCACTATATAGTAATCATGGGGATGGTAAATCTTACTATCACGCAAAAGAAGATGATAACACAAGTTTAGACAATTTAAAATTAGATAATAGTGGTCACATCTGTAAATTTTTTAAAGATGTTAGATATTCTGACTATAAACATGAAAATTTTTTAAAATATTTTGAATTACCTGAAAACACATTTATTGAAAAAAATGAATCGGATTTATTAAATTTATCATATTTTGATGGGTATATTGGTGGAGTTGAATCACCAATAACGTTTTATCAAAAATACGTATTAAACGATAATTTAATTATGAGTTATTATTCCCCTTTTAAAACAAATAAATCGGGAATAGATTTGAAGTCATTTATTGAAACTTTTTATACTGTCTGTAATAGTTTTAAACCAACAAAAAAACTTATAGATGTTTCAAAAGTAGATATTATTCCTGATTTAACAGTACACTTAAGAAGAGAAGATAAAGTAAGATTGTCTAAATTAAATAACGAGGTAATTGATTATAGAGAATTAAATGATTTAAATGAATTAACTAAAATTGTTGTTGATTCTTTTTTAGAAAAAAAACCAAACTCAAAAATTTTATTTTGTTCTGATGATGAGGAAGAAAAATTAAAATGGGAAAATATGTATAAGGATTATTATTTAAAAACCCCATCATTTGAATTTGATTTTGAACAAACATATTATGATATGTATTTGATGTCCATTTCAAAAAATGTTTTATTATCTCAAAGATATTCTGGTTTTTCTATGTTTTCATCCTTTATTAATAAAAACAATTTTGTATACCTTTTAGAAGATAGTCAAATTGTGTATACTAAGTGGTCAGAATTAGAAAATATCTATTACTATAAAGATTGGTTAAAATTACTTTAAAAAAATGAAAAAAAAATGCATACTGTATGGTAATTGTCAGGCCATTATTTATGTTTATGAATTATTAAATAATTTAACTGAATTCAAAAAACATTATGATTTAATATCCTATGTGAATCATGATAGGGAACAAACAAAAAAATTAGTAAATATTGATGTTGATGAACTTAAAAACTGTGATGTTTTTATATACCAACCACTTGGAGAAAGTCACGGAGTTTATGGTACAGAGAATTTAAAATCAATGTTAAAAGACAGTTGTGTAAAAATTAGTTTTCCCTATGTATATAACTCATCATTTTATACCACTTATTGGGAAGACGCTTCACCAAGATGGACACTTCAAACATTAATTAATTGTGGATGGAAAAATATAATGTCTTTGATTTTAGAAAAACGTAAAATTGATGAAATAATAAATTTGTATGACAATGGTTTAATTGATTTTTATTTTGAAGAAAGAATGAATGTTTGTATGGAATTATTGAAAGAAAAAGATGAAATTTGTAATATAAAAGTATCTGATTTTATATTAGAACATTATAAAAATAAAAGATTATTTGTCACACAAAATCATTTAACACCTTATTTCAATATATGGATAACTAATCAAATCTTAGAAAGATTAAATATTCCTCTAATACCAAACGAATATTCAGATACTAACATACTTGAGTCAAATTGTGTTTATGATAGTTACAATGTTAATTTTTATAATTTTTCACATGACACAAACCAAATATTCAACAACAAAGCAACTAAAGATAAAATTATTAGTTTTTATAACCACTTTAGTAGTACTAATTACAATATAAATGATTTAATTATAAATAAAATTATTGATGACCCCGAAAAATTCATTGATATGCCATTCTAATATGATTAATAATAATATTCAATTAATTATACCAATGTCAGGTATTGGTAAAAGGTTCGTAGACGCTGGGTATGAAGAAACCAAATCATTAATTGACGTTGATGGTTATCCTATAATAAAACATGTTGTTGATTTATTTCCTGGTGTAAAGGATGTTATTTTTATTTGTAATGATATTCATTTAAAACAAACAAATATGAGGAAAATTCTTAATGATATTTCCCCAAATTGTAGAATATTTGAAGTTGTTAATAATACAAAGGGTCCAATAAACGCAATTCATCAAATATTTGATTTTATTGATAATAATAAACAAACAATTGTAAGTTATTGTGATTATGGAACTTATTGGGATTTTGAAAATTTTATTAATTATGTAAATGACAAAAATCTTGATGGTGCAATTCCTTGTTATACAGGATTTCACCCACATATGTTAGGTAGTGACAATTATGCTTTCTGTAAAGAAAGTAATATGGAGCTTATTCAAATAAAAGAAAAAGAACCTTTTACTGATAACAAAATGAATGAATACGCATCAAACGGTACGTATTATTTTAAATCGGGTCTTTTATTAAAAGAATACTCACAAAAACTTATTGATTTAGACATTAATATAAATGGTGAATATTATGTGAGTTTACTTTATAACTTATTAATTAATGATGGTCTTAAAGTTGGTATATTTGAGATTGAAAATATGTTACAGTGGGGAACTCCTTATGATTTAGAGAATTACAAAAGTTGGTCAAAATACTTCTCAAATATTAATGCTCCACAAATAAAAATAAAAAACCCGTCAAATACCACGTTGATACTTCCTATGGCTGGTAAAGGTTCAAGATTTGCGGAAGAAGGGTATGATTTACCAAAACCACTTTTGGATGTTGATGGATTACCTATGATTTTACAAGCCGTTGATTGTTTACCTGAGTCAGACAATAATGTTTTTATTTGTTTACAAGACCATGTTGATAATTTTGATATTGATAAGACTTTAAAAAATTATTTTTTAAATACAGAGATTATATCAATTAATGAAACTACTGAAGGTCAGGCATGTACTTGTGAAATAGGTATTAAAGAAACAAATGTAAACTTAGAAAATCCCATTTTAATTTCCGCTTGTGATAATGGTGTTTTTTATGATAGAAAAAAATACTTAGAACTTTTAAATGATGAATCTATTGATGTAATTGTTTGGACTTTTAGAAATAATCAGGCCAGTAAAACTAACCCAAACGCATATGCATGGTTAGATGTTGATGAAAATAATAACATAAAACATGTTTCTTGTAAAAAATTTATTTATGAAAACCCTTTAACCACTCACGCAATAATTGGTACAATGTTTTTCAGAAAGGGAAGATATTTTATGGAAGGATTGCAGAAAAATTATAATGAAAACATAAGAACAAATGGTGAATTTTATGTTGATGACGTTTTAAATCAAAATATTAAAGATGGTTTAAAAGTTAAAGTTTTTGAGGTTGAAAATTACATCTGTTGGGGCACTCCGAACGATTATAAAACTTACAATTATTGGAATAAATATTTTAATAAAATAAATATCCATAAAAAAAACGATTATTTTTGAAAAATATTTTTAACCTTGATTTAAAATATATTCTCTGATTGGCATGGACAATCCCGATTTATTTGTTACATTAGAATTTGATATTTGGTGGCATGAAGACGAAAGAGTTGCTGGCACAGATATGGTAGAACATACAAGATTAAATAAAAGTTTTTATAAAATATTAGAAGAGTTAAATTAAATATATGAGTAAGATAACATTAGTAACAGGAATCTGGGATATCGGTCGAGAAGAATTAACCGAAGGTTGGTCAAGACCCTACCAACATTATTTAGATAAGTTTGAACAACTTTTAAAGTGTGATGAGAATATGATTATTTTTGGAGACGAAGAACTTCAAAAATTTGTCTTTGAAAGAAGAAGTCATGACAATACACAATTTATTCTTAGACCAATGTCTTGGTTTAGAGAATCTGAATTTTTTAGCAAAGTTCAAAAAATTAGAACTGATGAAAATTGGCAAAATTTATCTGGTTGGTTAAAAGAGTCAACACAATGTAGATTAGAAAATTATAATCCATTAGTTATGTCCAAGGTATTCTTATTACACGATGCTAAGATTATGGATAAATTTGACTCTGAATATATGTTTTGGATTGATGGTGGTTTAACAAATACCGTTCATCAAGGTTATTTTACTCATGATAAAGTTTTAAATAACTTGTCAAAATACATTTCAAAATTTTCATTTATTTGTTTTCAATATGATGCTGAAACTGAAATTCATGGTTTTGAATATAATAAGTTAAATTCTATTGCGGGTTCAAAAGTTAATAAAGTCGCAAGAGGTGGATTTTTTGGTGGCCCAAAACATACTATTGGCGATATTAATGGAATATATTATAATTTGTTGCAAACAACTTTAGATGAAGGTTATATGGGTACTGAAGAATCAATCTTCAGTATTATGTGTTATAAACACTCTGATATGGTTAATTATTTTGAAATTGAATCTAATGGTTTGGTTGGTAAGTTTTTTGAAGATTTAAAAAATAATGAATTGAAACCTAAATCTGAAAATATTCATAAAGAAACAAACACATTAGATGTTAATAAAGTTGGTTTATATGTGATTACATTTAATAGCCCAAAACAATTTTCAACTTTAATTGAATCCATGAATGCTTACGATAAAGATTATTTATTAAAAACTAAAAAGTTTTTGTTAGATAATTCAAGTGATACTTCAACATTTGATGACTATGCTAAATTGTGTGAAGAAAATGGGTTTGAACACATTAAGAAAGATAATTTAGGGATTTGTGGTGGCCGTCAATGGATTGCCGAACATTTCCAAAATGAAACAGATTTAGATTTTTATTTGTTTTTTGAAGATGATATGTTCTTTTATCCAAAAGAGGGAGATGTATGTAGAAATGGTTTTAACCGATATGTTCCAAATTTATATTCAAAAACATTACAAATTGTTAAAAAAGAAAACTTTGACTTTTTAAAACTCAATTATAGTGAATTCTTTGGTGACAATGGTACTCAATGGTCATGGTACAACGTACCTCAAGATGTTAGACAAAAGTATTGGCCAGGTAAAGACAGATTACCTGTTCAAGGATTAGACCCAAATGCTCCAAGAACGGTATATGATTCAGTTAATTCATTTCAAGGAGTTCCTTATGTAACAGGCGATGTTTATTATTGTAATTGGCCTCAAATTGTTACAAGAACAGGAAATCAAAAAATGTTCTTAGATGTAACATGGGGACATCCATTTGAACAAACTTGGATGAGCCATATGTATCAGTTGGTTAAGAAAGGTGAGTTGTATCCTGGATTATTACTTATGACACCAACAGAACATGATAGATTTGAACATTATGAAAGAAGTTTAAGAAAAGAGTCATAGCAATATATTTATTGTTATGGAATTCTTTATTAAACAAAACTCGACGTTACCTGTATTAAAAATGCAAGTAGTAAAAGATGGTAGAGCGGGTTACTTGGAACTGATGCAGGACTTGGAAGTTTCTACTATTTTTTTTACAATGATTGATGTTGAGACCGAAATTCCTAAAATTGTTTCTGCCCCTTGTGAAATTGTTTCACTTATCTTGCCTTTAGGTGCGACACCTGAATATTATATCTATTACAAATTCACTTCAAGAGACACAAACACACCAGGTAGGTATGTTGGTCAGTTCTTAATTAAGAATGACGAGGGAAATTTAATTCTTCCAATCAGAGAGGAATTATATATTAATATTCAACCAAGTTTTATTTCGGAAACTGCTTGTTGTTAATTTGATTAATCCAATTTTTTATTTATATTTATTTACGAAGGTAAATTTCACGACGGTGTGAAAGCTAATGAACCAAAGAAATAAGTATTATGATATCTAACGAAGAAATTGAATCTTTCTTGCACGGCAACGACCCTGAAGAATTTATTGTGGCAATTGAATTTGACTACGCATCCAACTCCATTTACAAAATAAAAGAAATTCCTGGTAAAGGAAAAGAAATACGTAAAGACACATTTACTCCATTTGCTTGGGTTGGTGATTTACGAAATATTAACTTTTACGGTGGTTCTAAATCCGCCCAAAAAGTTGCCATGACCAAACATGGGATTATGATTGATAAATTAGAAACTCATGGTGATGAACGATTAGAAAAGGGTATGACTTTTATGGTTAAATCTCTTAAAGGTTATCGTGAACTAATCCAATTCTTTAGAGAAGGTGGATGTGACCCGTGGGGAGAAAAGACAAAGGATAAAATCATTGTTTTACCCCCAGTAGAACAATATCTTATTTCAAAAGAAAAACGATTATTTAAAGGTTTTGAAAATTATAATGAAGTCACCCGACTTGTATATGACTTAGAGACAACCTCTCTTGAACCACAACACGGTCGTATTTTTATGATTGGAATTAAAACAAATAAAGGATACCACAAAGTTATTGAATGTATTGATGAATCTGAAGAGCGAGGAGCAATCATCGAATTCTTTAATATTATCGACGAGTTAAAACCAAGTATTATTGGTGGATATAATTCTGCAAACTTTGATTGGCATTGGATTTTTGAACGTTGTAAAATCTTGGGTCTTGACCCAAAAAAGATTTGTAAATCATTGCACCCCAAACATTCATTCACAAGAAAAGACGGAATGTTAAAACTTGCAAATGATGTGGAAATATTTACTCAAACTTCAATTTGGGGTTATAATGTCATTGATATTATCCACGCAGTTCGTAGAGCTCAGGCAATCAATTCTAGTATTAAAGCGGCTGGATTAAAATACATTACCAAATATATCAATGCTGAATCACCAAGTCGTGTGTATATTGACCACGATAATATCGGTAAGATGTTCCTTAACAAAGAGGAATATTGGTTAAACACAAAGAATGGTAATTACAAAAAGGCCAATAATCCTGCATATAATGATTTAGATACAAAATTTCCTAACGTATACAAAAAGATTACAGGTGATAAGATTGTAGAGATGTATCTTGATGATGACTTAGATGAAACCTTAAAGGTTGACCAAGAGTTTAATCAGGGGTCGTTCCTACTTGCTGCAATGATTCCAACAACATACGAGAGAGTATCTACAATGGGTACTGCAACTCTATGGAAAATGTTAATGTTAGCTTGGTCTTACAAACACGGACTTGCAATCCCCGCCAAACAAGGTAAAACAGACTTCGTAGGAGGTCTCTCACGACTACTTAAGGTTGGTTATAGTAAGAATGTACTTAAACTAGATTTTTCTTCGTTATATCCATCTATTCAGTTAGTACACGATGTATTTCCTAAGTGTGATGTAACGGGGGCAATGAAAGGAATGTTAAAATACTTCCGTGACACTCGTATCAAATACAAACAACTTGCCGAAGAATACTACGAAACCGACCGTAATAAGTCAGAATCATATGGTAATAAACAATTACCAATTAAGATTTTCATTAACTCGATGTTTGGGGCGTTGTCAGCACCACAAGTGTTTGCTTGGGGAGATATGTACATGGGAGAACAGATTACTTGTACAGGTAGACAATACCTTCGTCAGATGATTAAGTTCTTTATGACTAAAGGTTATGTTCCTTTGGTAATGGACACTGACGGTGTAAACTTTTCAACTCCTGATGATTCAAAAAACAGGGTTTATGTTGGTCGTGGATTAAATTGGAAAGTTAAGTTGGGTAAAGAATATTATGGTCCTGAAGCTGATGTTGCCGAGTATAATGATATTTTCATGAGAGGCGAAATGGCACTTGATACGGATGGGGTTTGGCCTTCATGTATTAACTTGGCTCGTAAGAACTATGCGGTTATGGATGACAAAGGTAAAATCAAATTGACAGGTAACAGTATCAAATCAAAGAAACTTCCATTATATATTGAGGAGTTCTTAGATAAAGGGGTAAAGATGTTATTGGAAGGTAATGGTCAAGCATTTGTTGAATATTATTATGAATACCTACAAAAGATTTTTGACAAACAAATACCGTTAAGTAAGATTGCTCAACGAGCAAAAGTTAAACTATCTGTAGATGACTATAAGAAAAGATTAACAACTAAAACTAAATCGGGTAATAGTATGAGTCGAATGGCTCACATGGAACTTGCAATACAAGAAAATCTTGCGGTAAATCTTGGTGATGTTATCATGTATGTGAATAATGGATTAAGAGCATCACATGGTGATGTTCAGAAAAAAGGTGACGGAGTTCAAATCAATTGTTATATGTTACACAAAGACATTTTGGAAAATGACCCTAATTTAACAGGTGATTATAATATACCAAGAGCAATTACTACATTTAACAAAAGAATGGAACCATTGATGGTTGTATTTCAAAATGAGGTTAGAAATAACTTAATTGTTAATGACCCTGAAAATAGGGGTATTTTTACAAAATCACAATGTGAACTTATCAATGGACATCCATTAGGTAATGGTGACCAAGATAGATTACAAGAAGATGTACTTGATATAACAGAACAAGAATTAAATTATTGGGGGAGAAGAGGTTTAAGTTGTGATTATATCTATGATTTTGCCGAAGAGGATTGGAAAGAAAAATTAGGAATTCTTGAGACCGTCACTGGATAAAATATACCAGTTACCAACACAAAATCTAAATTCAATACATGAGTATCTATCTGCGATTACTTCATCATACTCTTCATCAATTTTACCAATATCTGGTTTAATTTTTAAATAAGTCATAGATTTTATAACTATATGGTCTGTTGTTTTTGAATCTAATATGATTGTTGACTCTTGTACATTTCTAACAATAACACACTCTTCACCATTTGTTCTGTATTCTTTTTCAGATACTATTGAAATTTCAGATGTTTCAATAACTTCACCATTAATCAATCTTGTTGACGGTATTGTTTTAATAATTGCCATAATTTAAATTACATATATTTGACGAGGCATTGCTCTGAATTTCATTTGTTTATTTAGATTTTCTGCGAGTAACGCTTCTTTTTCCATCACTTTTTCAGGACGTAATCTTGTTAACCAACCTTCAGCCCCTGTCAATTCTTCAATCAACTTTGTCTTTTCGTCTTTACCTTCAGTTAATAAACTTGTGTAGTCCATTGTTAATTCTGAATCAGGAGCCTTTAAATTTCCACTGTATTTTCCTCTAACTCGACCTAACGTTTCTTTAACATATGCGGTGAACCATCTTCTTACCCATTGTTGTGCGGGAACATTTAAGTCAACCCAATTCATTTCTTCTAAAGGAACTTCGTTTGGCATTTTAATTACGTCAGGATTATTTTTTAAACAATCTGCTCTACTATCAGGTGTTACATCGTAGTACCAATACCAAACAGCATTACCAACGTATTGACTATAATTACTCCAATTAAATCGACTACCAGGCGCATTGTATAACTGTAAATCTTTTTTACCATCAGGTAATGCAGTAATTCTATAAGTTAAAGAACCACCAAGGATTCTTTTTATAATATTCGCTTCTTGCATTCTTATCAAGTAATCAAACCCTGACATCATATAATAAGAACCCTGATTACCCACTTGGGCAAAACCAGCTTCATTTGCACCAAGACCTGCTCCAGCACCAATACCTCCCATACCAAATGCGGTAATAGGTCGATTACTAAACCATAGCACTTCATTTATTTCACGACCTGCAGGGATTTCGTAGTTCTGTTTGTTTTTTTCAAGAACAATATAATCTTTTTTTAATACCCAAGGACCTTCAGCTTGAAGCCCCACAATTTTTGAGTATGAATATGAGAATTGTTTTTCAAAATCCATTGTTCTTGTGATTAACGCTTGAGCAACAGATTTTTCACTCATATTAAGATTAACCAAGTTAACCCATTGACTATCAATTAACCAATTCAAGATATACTGTTCGTAATCTTGAATGGATAATTCCATTAACGAATCCATCATTTCATCAGTGACTTCAACACTTCTTAATGGTGCACCCAATAGATGTTTTATTCTCGTATAAATTTTTGACCTTTCTGGTTCTGGTATAACTGACATATCTAATAAATATCGTTTAGTTTATTATATACTATATAAAAGTGAATCAAGTGGAAAAACAAAATTACCACCAACAATTTTTGGTTTTTTATCAAACACTAAAACATTCTTTCCTCGTTGAAAAACCATCCAATCCGTTTTATATAATTTAACACTTGCGGTACCCTCCAATTCAATTCCACTTTCAGTTTTTTTCATTTCTCTAAATGGTTTAACTTGTGCGGTGTGTAACTTACCATCTTTAAATATTTCTAAATCAACACCTTGAATTGCATCTTTTTTGTTTCCTAACTCACCAACCAACTCAACTTTTGCTTTTTGACCAAAAAATCTTTTAAGGATTGATAACGTAATTTGTTCTCTTTTATCACCTGCATTATTTTTTTCTGTTAAGGTTCTTAATAAATTAATAAATGTTGAACTTTGTTTATCAAATATTCTATATTTAAAATGTCCTAATGCATTTACAAATCTCTCAACTTCTTTTTTCTGTTCTGCAGGAGTTTTATCGGTAAAAACAATTGGTTTTTTATTTGGTATAGTTGTAATAACTTGATTTAAATCTTTTAATAAAATACAAAATGCCGTGTAATTTGTGTTGAGTTTATTAATTACTGACCTACCAGGTCCCTCAATATCATAAATACCCGGTAATTGATTATTTGGAGGAATTTCAATATAATTTTCATTAAAAACTTCTTTGAGGATTCTATTGATACCATTCATGTAAGTCCATTTAATATCTTGATTTACGTTGAATAACATTCTGTAAAATTCGTTATCAGATTTTGAACACATTTCAGATTTACCTTCATTTAATATTTGTTTCATTTTGGTAGATTCTGTTATTTTGGTTTCAACTCTCATTTCGTACATTTTAGTTACAAATTCCCAATTAACAACTTTCCAAAAGTTTGTTATGTATTCGTCTCTTTTATTTCGGTACTTCAAATAATAAGCGTGTTCCCATAAATCTAACCCCAACAATGGAAACCCACCACCTTCAATCACATTCATTAATGGATTATCTTGGTTTGGAGTTGACATAATCTTTAAAGTGTTATTAGAGGTTAGAATTAACCAGACCCAACCTGAACCAAAACGGTCTTTGGCTTGTTTTTCAAATTCTTTTTTAAAGTTTGTGAATGTTCCCCACTGTTTGGTGATTTTTGTATAAAGTTCACCAGTTAGTTTTTTTGGTTCGGGAGTTAACATATTCCAAAACAAAGCGTGGTTAAATGCTCCACCTGCGTTGTTTCGAATTGTCTTATCAAAACGACTGATTGTTTTAATTATTTTTTCTAAATCTAAATCTCCGTATTTTTTCTTTGATAATGCGTCGTTTAGTTTATCAACATACCCTTTGTAATGTTTATTGTAATGGAAACTCATGGTTTCGGGGTCAATAAATTGTTTAAGGGCTGAGTAGGAATAAGGTAGTTTCTCTATTCCGATTTTTTTCATTTCTGTAATCAACAACTCTTTTTCTTTGGTTACGTGATTTTCAAGTATCTGTAACTCTAATTGTTGGATTTTCTCTTCTGTTTTTTTCATAGTATTGGATTATCCGTTATATATAAATAATCCGTTCTTTGTTAATATCTCAATTCATTAATTCTTTGTAGGATTTCTTCTGCAGCATCTGCTGGATGTTGGTTGTCTCCCATTACAGTTGCAATGACTTGTTTTTTGTTGTTTAGGATATCGTAGATGATACCTTCGATTGTATTTTCGAATATTGGATAATAAACCAAAACGTTATTTTTTTGACCGTAACGATAAGCTCGGTCTTCAGCTTGGGCGTGGTCTGATGGAAGGAATGATAAGTCATTCATAATAACAGCTTCAGCAGCAGTTAATGTTATACCGACACCAGCCGCTTTAATATTACCTACAAAGACTTTAATCTTGGGGTTATCTTGGAATTGGTCAACGGAGTTTTGTCTGTTGGGTTTTGACATAGAACCATCAAGTTTAACTGCAGCTTTACCAAAATGTTCTGTAATTTTATTTAACGAATCGGTGAAATTACAGAAAATGATTACTTTCTTATCTTGCTCAAGAATATTTTCCGCTAGTTCAATAGTTTGTTCAATTTTTTCATCGGCAATAATTTGTCTAATTTTTGTTAACTTTGAAAATTGAACGGTTAATGATTTGGATTCGTCAGGGTTCTTGTCATACCAATCATAGTATTCTCCCATAACATTTTCATATAATTTTGATTTCAATCTTAGGTAAACAGGTGTGATAATCTTATCGGGTAAATCAAGAACATTTTCTTTTAATCTTCTTAATGTTAAACCTAAGGTTCGGTCTCTTAACTCTTCCAAGTTTGACGCCCCTGTTACATTCCAAATCTTTCTTCCCCCAACATTAAATTGGTATCCAGAACAATAACGGATAGCGTATGCCATCCAATTCTTTGCAACAGGAGAATCAATTATACTTAATAAATTAAAATAATCGATTGGCCGTGATGTCATTGGTGTACCCGTTAACAACCAAAGTCTTTCGGTATTTTTGACAATATCATTGATTAGTTTCGTCCTCTGCGCCGTACCATTCCTAATATAATGGGCTTCATCGATAATAACTAAATCAAAGTTGGACGCAAGGACTTGAGATTCGTTTTTCTTTTTAGGGTCATGGAAATTTTTAATTATGTCGTAGTTTATGATTACAAAATCAGCTTCGGTACTGAAATTTTTACTTTCTGCAATGTAGATTGATTTGTCCGAGTAATTTTCAATCTCACGTTTCCAGTTAATTTTTAATGTTGCAGGACAAATAATTAATACTTTTTTTGAATTTGATTCTAACGCGGCGATAATTGTTGAGGTTGTTTTACCAAGACCCATATCATCGGCAAGGATAAACTTTTTATTCTCAACTAATTTTTGAATTGCTTCTTTTTGATGTTCAAGTGGTGGACGATGAGAATATTTTGAATAATCAATTACCACATCTTTAACTGAATTGTCTTTGATAATTGCGGCCTTTGGTAACCAAAAATCGTGAAGTTCTTCATTTTCAAAAACCTTACCCCAAATGTGGTAAGCCTTTTCTTTATCAGCTAATAACTTCTCAACCCAAACTTTTTGGGGGATTTCGGTATATAATTTGTCGTCGGCTAATTTCTGAGCAAAGTATGTGTCAAGGATTACCCATTTCTTTGCAACTTTTGGTTGTTTATTGTGAAAATTGATAATGTATTCTGATTGGCTCCTTGTTGGATAAAATTTTCTATTAACCTGTGATTTACGTTTTAATTCCAAGATATAGTTATTGCCACCCTCATATGACTCAAGAATGGACATTGCCTTTGATTCTAAACTAACGTTACTCATTTAATATTAATAAACTTATTTAAAATATAATAAAACTTTAAGTATTTATCAATATATGAAACGGACATTAGAAAAGTTAGTTCCAGTTACAAGATTAGGCAAATTTTTTGGTAATGAAGATTTTGACCTTGATATTGATATGGGACAAGAATGGCTTGAGGGTGATATGAATTTTACCGTTGTGTTGTATCGTATTGATAGGTATAAAACAAAAAAAGACGATGTTTACGGTGAAGTTTTAGAAGATGGGATACAATTTATGGCTCCTATTGAATTAAAAGGTTTAGTTCAAGTTATGGCACCAACTAATAAGTTATACGGTAGTTCTAAAGTTGAAATACAAGAACCTGGAAATTTAAAGTTCTCAATTTATCAAAAACAACTTGATGACTTAGGTGTTGAGATTTGGATGGGGGATTACCTTGGATATTATGAAACAGAGTCTAAAGTCAGATACTATTCCATTAGTGATGACGGATATGTTGTGTCTGACACTAAACACACTTACGGTGGATATAAACCATTCTATAGAACGATTGTTGCAACATATGTAAGTCCTGACGAATTTAACGGATTATAATAAAATAATAACATGCCACTACCAAGAACAATAGTTAAACCAACATTACCTTTAGTACCAAAAAAAGTTTTATCTGAAAGGAGAGAACAACTTTTAGAATATATTAAAGACGATGGAACTTATTTACCCAAATCAGTATTACATGCGGATTTGGATAAGGGTATGCTTGAATTTGTTAAAGATAAACTTAAAGTTGTTACCTCAGGTAAAATAGTTCCATTGTTAGATATTATAATCACAACTCAAAATTGGACACAATATTTAGAAACTTGGAAATTTGTGGATGTTGACTATAATCCAACACCCCCATTCATTACTGTCGTTAGGACTCCTGAAGTTAAGTATGGTACAAATCCATCACTTCAATATACAATACCAAACAGAAAACAATTTTATTATGCTTCGGTACCAACTTGGAATGGAAACGAACAAGGAATGGATATTTATACAATTCCACAACCAGTTCCTGTAGATATTACATATAATGTAAAAATTATTTGTAATAGAATGAGAGAGTTAAATCAACTTAATAAGATTGTGATGCAAACATTTTCGTCAAAACAAGCATATACATTTATTAAAGGTCAATACATACCAATTATATTAGCCAACATTTCCGACGAATCTCAATTAAGTATGGAATCTAGAAAATATTACGTCCAAAATTATGAGTTTACTATGTTGGGTTATTTAATAGATGAAGAAGAATTTGAAGTAAAACCAGCAATTCAAAGAGTAACTCAATTAATTGAAATGAACACAGCGACAAGAAAAAAAAGAATAAACAAATATCCTAAAAACCCTGATAATTTTGAAACTCCGTTTTTATTTGTTTCGGGCAATACAAGTTTAACAGATGTTATTGAATTTAGCTCAAATATGAATTTACTTTCAACAAGTAATGTTGATACTTTTGATGTATATATTAATAATGATTATTATGGGAGCGACCTTCAAAAAATTGAGATTACAACAAACGATATTTTAACTATAGAAGTTACAAAAAATGACAATACTAAAGAATCAAACATACTATATGAAAATAAATTAATTTAATTTTCCCCATAAATGTCTTTCTTTTCTTTACATTTTTCTATAATTAAATTTTCTAAAAATTTGTAAATTTTTATTCCCCGTTTATCACAATATTTTTTTAAAATATCGTGTGATTCAGGAGATATTTTGATGTTTTTTATTTCTTTTTTCGGATTCATAGGTAGAAAAAAAGCAGTATTTATTCATACTCTTTATAAATACTTATCTAAAAGTAAAGTTTTTTCATAAAAACTCTAATATTTATCAATAAAATAAATCTGTAACAGAATAATTTAATAATGGCAGCACAAGCAAATCAAAAAGTATTTGTATCACCTGGAGTGTACACATCGGAAACCGACTTATCATTTATCGCCCAAAGTGTGGGGGTAACAACTTTAGGCCTTGTTGGAGAAACTTTAAAAGGTCCAGCATTTGAACCAGTATTCATAACAAATTTTGACGAATTCCAATCATATTTTGGTGGAACAGAGCCCGTTAAATTTTATGGTACTCAGATACCAAAATATGAGGCGGCGTATATTGCCAAATCATATTTACAACAATCAAATCAATTGTTTGTAACAAGAATTTTAGGATTGTCTGGATATGACGCAGGACCATCTTGGAGTCTTTCATTAGTTGCTAATGTTGACCCAACAACTATTTCTGCACCATCAAATCCCGTAGCTTTTACCGCAACGTTTACTGGTACATCATCGGGAGGTACATTTGGAATTGCAAGTGGGTCATTACCAAACCAAGTTCAATTAAATAAACAATATAAATTACAAGACGGTTCAACATCTACAATACAAACCGACTTTAACAATTATTTAAGTGAGATTGTAAATACGACATCACTTTCTGCAACAACATCAGTTATATATGGTTCAATACTTTATGATGACAATTATTATCTTACATATGGAAGACCTAATGTAATAACTCCATATGATTGTGTACCTATCTTAGAAGAAAATGATTTATCTGCGTCGTCAAACGACCCTTGGCTTTATGCTAATTTTAATATTTCTTCAGGAAACAATTATTCAGGTTATTCTTTTTATTATGTTATTGATAATGTTATTAATACTGTGGATTCTAATTTTACTGTCACTATTTCTGGAGCTTCCGTTAATTTTACAGGTATGGCGTACACTGACTTCAATAATATGGTTGTTGGTACTATTCGTTCACGAGGTATTTGTAATTATGTTAATAGTGCCGGAAGTAATGACCATGGTCCAGTTTATGAGGTTGGTATTGATTACAATAATAATAATACTTGGGTTCCAAATAATTTACAAATAGTTTGTACTGGACAATATTCAGGTATTACAGAATCACCTTATTCATCTTTTTTATTATCGGGTTTAACAAATGATAATAAAACATTTTCATTTGAAACGTCATTAAGTGCATCTTCGTCAAAATATATTACAAAAGTATTAGGTGTTGATAATTTTGGTAAATCAAGATACGCGGTTCCTATTTATGTTGAAGAACTTTATCAGGGAAGTTTGAATTATGCTTATAGTCAAAATTATATCCGTGGATTAAATTGTGATTTAATTGCGCTACCTGACGCTAGAAGTCAATCAAGTCAATCAATTGCTTGGAATTTAGAAAAATACCAATCACCTGAAACACCTTATTTGGTTTCTGAATTAAGAGGTAACCAAGTTTATAATTTATTTAAATTCATATCAATTTCCGATGGAAATGATGCAAATACTGAAGTTAAAATTTCAATCGCTAACTTATCGTACAATAATATGTCGTTTGATGTTATGATTAGAAATTTTTATGACTCTGACTCAAATCCAGTTGTAATTGAAAAATTCACAAATTGTAATATGGACCCAGCATCAAATAACTTTATTGGAAAAAAAATAGGTTCATCTAATGGTGAATTTGCCTTAATTTCAAGATATGTTATGGTTGAAATGGCAGATGAATACCCAATTGACTCACTACCTTGTGGTTTCCGTGGTTACACACAAAGAGAATATGAAGACGCTTCGGTTTACCCATCACCATATCCAAAATATAAAATAAAATATAATTACCCTGGAGAAGTTATTGCTAACCCACCATTTGGAACACCTATTGGTGGCTCAAATACTGTTGAATCTCCTGGAGATGTTATAAGAAGAACATATTTAGGGTTCTCAACACAGTATGGAATTGATGAGTCATTTTTAACTTATAAAGGAAAACAAAACCCTCAATCAAATTGGGCTTTGGCAACTGACTCATTTAAATGGAATTACACTAGTAAAGGTTTCCATATGGACTCAGGAGCAACTGTTGTATCAATTGCTAACACATCAATGACAAGTGGTCAAACAGCTTTTGAATGTGGTACTGCTGAATTTAGAAGTGACCCAGAAACACAAGAAAATCCGTATTATTTCATATATTCAAGAAAATACACACTATGTTTTGCTGGTGGGTTTGATGGTTGGGACATTTATAGAGAGTGGAGAACTAACGAAGATAGATTTCAATTAGGAGCTGCGGGTTATTTGGCGGGTACTGCACCTTCATCAAGATATCCAACCGCAACAGGTGATGGATTGTTTAAAAGAATTGTGGTTCAGAACAATACTCAAGATTTTGCGAATACTGACTACTACGCATATTTACTTGGTATTCTATCATTTGCAAATCCAGAATCAACTAACATTAATATATTTGCAAGTGCAAGTATTGACTACGTAAATAACTCAAACCTTGTTGAGGAAGCGATAGACATGATTCAATTTTCAAGAGCGGATTCGGTTTATATTTGTACCACACCTGATTATAGAATGTATACTCCAGACGGAACAAATCCTTTAGACATTATTTACCCTCAAGAATCAGTTGACAATTTAAATAATACAGGAATTGACTCTAACTATACTGCAACTTATTTCCCTTGGATTTTAACAAGAGATACTGTTAATAACACACAAATTTATTTACCTCCGACAGGTGAGGTTTGTAGAAACTTAGCTTTAACCGATAACATTTCATTCCCTTGGTTTGCATCTGCGGGTTATACTAGAGGACTTGTAAACTCTATTAAGGCGAGACAAAAACTTACACAAACCGACAGAGATGTACTATATCAAGGTAGAATAAATCCTATAGCAACTTTCTCTGATGTTGGAACTGTAATTTGGGGTAATAAAACATTACAAGTTGCTGACTCAGCACTTAATAGATTGAATGTGAGAAGATTGTTACTTCAAGCTCGTAAGTTAATTTCCGCAGTAGCTGTAAGATTATTATTTGAACAAAACGACCAAGTTGTTAGACAACAATTCTTGGATAGTGTTAATCCTATTTTGGATTCAATTAGAAGAGATAGAGGTTTATATGATTTCCGTGTAACTGTTTCGTCTTCACCTGAAGATTTAGACAGAAACACATTAACAGGTAAAATTTATTTAAAACCTACAAGGGCGTTAGAATTTATAGATATTGAATTCTTAATTACACCAACAGGGGCTTCATTTGAAAATATTTAACAAAATTAACGGGGTATATAACTGCCCCGTATTATCTAATTATGAAAGGACAACTTAGAGAAGGATTTAAAGAAGAAGGAACTCCAGACATGAAATATTACGCGTTTGATTGGGATGACAATATTGTCCACATGCCAACCAAAATAATAGTAAAAACTGAAGACGGTGACGAAATTGGTATGAATACTAATGATTTTGCAAAACATAGGGAGAAAATTGGGAAAAAAAATTTTAAATATAATGGAGAAATTATTGTTGGGTTTGGTAAAAATCCATTTAAAAATTTTCGAACCGAAGGTGATAAAGATTTTTTAGTTGACGCTATGATGGCAAATGTTGGACCAGCTTTCGATGATTTTAAAGAAGCCATTAATAATGGTTCAATTTTTTCAATAATTACTGCAAGAGGTCATAACCCAAATATTTTAAAACAAGCTGTTTATAATTATATTATCAACGGATTTAATGGGATTGATAAAAATCAACTAGTTAAAAACCTTAAAAAATACAGGACGTTTGTCGGTGAAAATGATATAAGTGATGATGAATTAATTAAGTCGTATTTGAACCTAAATAAGTACTATCCAGTGTCTTTTGGTGATGAGTCAGGTGCGGTTAATCCTGAAGAGGCTAAAGTTCGTGATATGGAAAAATTTGCTTCCTATATTAGAAAAATGGCTAATAAGTTAAATAAAAGAGCGTTTATTAAAAATGATATATCAAATAACTTTATACCAGAGCAACCAACTATTGGATTTTCAGATGACGACATTAAAAATGTAGAAGTAATGAATAAACATTTTATAAATAAACCAAATAACATAATTAAGACTTATTCTACTGCTAGTGGCATTAAAAATAAATATAAATAGATTATAATTTTGATAAAATAAAAGTAAATAGAAAAAAATTTTAACAAGGATATATTTATACATATAGAATATAAACAACTAAAACAAAAAAAATAAAATAACATGGCTGATTTATTAATGAAAATGCCGATACCTTATGAACCAAAACGACAAAATCGTTTTATTTTAAGGTTTCCATCAAGTTTAGGTATTAACGAATGGTTTGTTGAAAGTGCTTCAAGACCAGCAATTAAAATTGGAGCAACTGAAATACAATTCTTAAACACATCAACATTTGTTGCTGGTAGATTTAATTGGGACCCAATTAGTGTTAAGTTTCGTGACCCTATTGGTCCATCAGCCGCTCAAGCACTTATGGAGTGGGTTCGTTTACACGCTGAATCCGTGACAGGTCGTATGGGTTATGCTGCGGGATACAAAAAAGACATTGACCTTGAAATGTTGGACCCAACAGGAGTTGTTGTTGAAAAATGGATTCTTTACGGAACATTCTTAACTGATGTAAATTTTGGAACCTTATCTTATAGTCAAGATGCTTTGGCCGAAATTACGGCTTCTTTAAGAATGGATAGATGTGTGTTGGTTTACTAACTCATTTTAATATCCAAGAAATGGTTGATAGTGAATTTATGTCTTGTTGACCTTTAGATAACCTACAACCAATGTTGGGTATTGAGAATAGACATAAATCAAATAAAACGTAATAAGATAAAGGAGACAAGAAATCGTTTCCTTTTTTTATGTTATAAAACATATTAATGAATTGTTTAAATACCAACAACAATAAGAATTAATCTTTTACTCTAACGAATATTAATTAATGTTTTTAAGATACTTATTAATAAAGAAAATTTATGAAAAAATTAATTTTTGCAAATGACGAGGAAAAAAAAATTATTCGTCATCTTCACGAGTCGGCTAAAAGACGATATTTAAACTTGAATGAACAAGTTGGTTTTGACGCAGAAACGCATAATTATGGAATGATAGGAAAGGATGCTCTTGGTAACGACCTATTTTACAAAGGACCTACAGGTTGGAATAGAGATGGTGATGGACCATTAGGGTATTGGAAAATACTATTTAATGTACTAACAAAACATGGTATCCCAGTTAAATGGGAAAACTCAAATGGTGATGATTCCTCATTTATGTATTGGAATAATAGTTGGATAATATATAAAGATTTAACCACAAATGGTGGGTATCCAATTTTGTTCACAGATTCGGCAACAAATGTTAGTGCAAAATTTAAATTCTTAGGAGGTAAATATGCAGGACAACTGGCAGATAAAATTATACTAGACTCAGAAAGTATAAACTTGACATTTAATTTAGGACTCTTCGGTAAATATGATAATAAAACAATGTCGGAGCAGATTATTAAATATCAAAAATCACATCCAATAGAAGGATTTGAGCCATCTTTATCTGAACCTAAATTAGTAAAAAAATCTGACCCTAAATTAGTACAAACAAAAGTAAAAAGACCCCCAAACCCAAGTGTTATCGAATTACAAAAAAATTTAAACGCTAAATTTAGTTCAGGATTAGTACCAGACGGGTATTTAGGTCGAAAAACTAGAAAGGCAATTTACGACGCATTAACTAAGGGGACTCAACAAACAACTACCGCTCTCGAACCAGTTAAAGATGGGACATCAACACCTGGTGAAGTCGGAACACAAATTTAATAGAATATAAAATTAATAACTAAAAAAATGAGAATTAATATTAATGAAGAAGAAGTAAGACATATCTTAAAAATGCATTCTAAAGAAAGAGAAAAAACTATTAAAAAAATTATTTCAGAGGCGGGACCATACGAAGATGAGGAAATCCCTGTCTCTAATACTGCAACAAATGTGACTCCTGTCTCTACTACAACAACAAATGTGACTCCTGTCTCTAATACTGCAACAAATGTGACTCCTGTCTCTAATACAGCAACAAATGTGACTCCTGTCTCTAATACAGCAACAAATGTGACTCCTGTTTCTAATACTACAACAAATGTGACTCCTGTCTCTAATACAGCAACAAATGTGACTCCTGTCTCTAATACAGCAACAAATGCGACTTTTGTCTCTAATAGGGCTATGCAAAAGTGGTTAAATACTAATAAACAATCAGGATTAGATACAGACAATCGTATAGGTCCAAAAACTATCGACGCGATAAATAAAGCATTAGGGATAACAACTCAACAAACAACTCAACAAACAACTACCGCTCTCGAACCAGTTAAAAATGAGACATCAACATCTGGTGAAGTCGGAACACAAATTTAACAGAATATAAAATTAATAACCAAAAAAAATAAAAATTAATATTAAAGAATAAAAAGTAAGACATATTTGTAATACAATACTTCTATTCATTTACTATAAATCATAATTAAATAAGAATTATGTTTATAATTAAAAAAATCTAATTATATTTAACCGTAAAGACAATAAACTTTACGGTTAATTTTTTATATGGATACTCAATCAATGGACTACGGTCAAGAAAACTTCACATTACCACATGATGTGGTACAATTACCTTCCCAAGGAATTTTTTATAAAAATAAAAAAAAATCAATTAAAGTTGGTTATCTTACCGCCTCAGATGAAAACATTTTAATGGGTGGTGCAAATGATTTAACGATGACTTTATTACGAGCAAAAATTTACGAACCTGATATTAAAGTTGAGGAATTACTTGAAGGTGACGTTGAAGCAATCCTAATATTTTTAAGAAATACAGGATTTGGGCCTGAAATAACATTAAATGTTACTGACCCTGTCACTAAAAAACCATTTAAATCAAACGTATTATTAGACCAATTAAATATTATTAATGGTCAACAACCAAATGAGGACGGTTCATTTACAACTCTTTTACCAAAATCACAATCTACAATTAAACTTAAACCATTAAGTTACGGTGAAATTATTGAGATTGGTAAATTAGCAGAAACATATCCTCAAGGTAGGGTTGTTCCAAAGGTAACTTGGAGAATGCAAAAAGAAATTATTGAAGTTGACGGGTCAACCGATAAAGCATCAATTGCAAAGTTTGTTGAGTCGATGCCAATTTCAGACTCAAAGTTCATAAGAAAATTTATGAATGAAAATGAACCAAGATTAGATATGACTAAAACAATTATAGCCCCGTCAGGAGAAAAGCTAACAGTGAATGTTGGTTTTGGGGTTGACTTTTTTCTCCCTTTCTTCTGATTATAGAAAAGTTCAAATCGACGAATTTTATTATTTAACAACACTAATGAAAATTTCTTATCAAGATTTTGAAAGAATGCCCTTGTTTGTAAGAAAATACTTATTAGATAAGTGGATAGAAGATAACCAAAAAACTTAAAAAAAAAAATTCTTTAATCTATTTATATTTAAGAAGTAAACCAATCTTTGTTGGTTTGTAAGTTCATACGTAAACTAAAAAAAAATATAATAACAAAAATAGATGGGAACAGGAGATGGTGAAGGTTCTGTAGAGGGACTTAAAAATAGTATTGAAAGTTTAGGTTCCCCAATTGAAAAAATTATTGATGCTATTGGCAGCATGTATAATGAGGCTAATACGCTTAATCACGCATTTTTAGAAGGTAGAACCAGAATGGATGAAATGGCCGATGCCGTTTCAAAATCGGCTGCAGGAGTTATTCGTTTAGGTGGTTCAATAACTGATGTTGGTACAACTATGCAAAATATTGCCGCAGGGTCAAGACGAAATGTTATTGCGACTGAAGAACAAGTTAAAAAATTATATGCGGCATATAGTGTATTAGGAACTAGTTCTGAAACTTTAGTTAGTAGTTTTGCGGAAGTTGGGTATGAAACTTCTCAAATTGGTGTTAATTTAGAAGGTTCTATTCAGTATATTCAAAGTCTTGGTTTAAATGCGAAAGAGGTTATGGGCGATGTTAATGATAACATGAAGAACATGAATAAATACAATTTTGCCGATGGTGTTGTTGGGTTGGCTAAAATGGCGGCACAAGCGTCAATGTTACGGTTTGATATGGCAGATACCTTTAAGTTTGCGGAAGATGTTATGAACCCTGACGGAGCAATTAAGACCGCCGCGGCTTTACAAAGATTAGGTGTTGCTGTTGGCCAATTAGGTGACCCATTTGCATTAATGAATGACGCAATCAATGACCCAGGAGCATTACAAGATAGTTTAATTAAGGCAACAAAACAGTTTGTTCAATTTGATGAAAAAACAAAATCATTTAAAATAAACCCACAAGGAATGTTAACTTTGAGGGAAATGGCAACAGAAACTGGAATTTCTTATGATAATTTAGCAAAAAGTGCTTTAGCCGCGGTAGATTTAGATAAAAGACTTTCGTTCATTAATCCAGCGTTAAATTTTGACAAACCTGAAGATAAAGAATTGTTGGCAAATATGGCAACAATGGGAGAGGGTGGAGAATACATTGTACAACTTAAAAATGATAAGACGGGGGAAGTTGATAAAATTAAGTTAAGTGAAATTACAAATGAAGAACTTAAAGCTTTAAGAAAACAACAAGATGAAAAACCTAAGACCTTAGAAGAAATTCAAATAAGTCAGTTGGATGTATTAAAAAATATTCAGGCCGCAATTGAAGGAACTGCCGCCAAAGGAACTTATGGTGTTGCCGGTGCATCCGTTGTACGAGGTAATATTGTTGGAGCGGAAAGAATAACAAATGCCCTTACAAATTCTGTCGATAAAAATGTTCCTGAAAGTGCTGTAATAACTGAAAAAATTAATGATGCGGTAGATAAAATGAGTGGATTATTTATTGCAAAAGACGCAGGTAAACTAACTAACGATGAATTTGCAAAACAATTAGAAACCCTCCAAAGTACTATAGTAAATGATGCAAATAGTTTAGGTGAAAAAGGAATTGAAGCTTTTAAAAATATTCTTTCTGACGCAAATAAAAAAGTAACAGGTAGTAGTGGTATTGAAAAAGAATTTAAAAAGTTTGCTTCTGAGATTTTAACCGCGACAGGGACTCCACTAAGTGAATCAAAAAATACTGAAACAAAAATAAAAGAAAATAAAGAGGAAGTCCAAGTATTAGGTTTATCAAATGTATTAGGAAAAAAAAACAACCCAATTCAGGAAAATTTAAATAATAAAGGTTCAAGTAGTCAAAATTTAAATACCAATAGTAAAGTTGATTTTGGAGAATTTAAAATCACAATTCAAACACCACCAGGAACAACTTTAACTCAACAACAATTAAATGATATATTCAATAACGATAAATTTAAACAATATGTTGTTAACCTTACAAAACAAAATTCTTCGGAAAATAAAGGGTCTGGAGTTTTATCATACTAATCAGAAAACATTTAATTAACAATTAAAAAATACAAACTAACCTATTTATATAATAAAGATATTGATGGGTAGCCCGTTAGATTTTGTAAATAGTGAAGGATTTAGACAAAAATTAATTCCTAGAAATTTAGCTCCATACGCTAAATCACCTAGTCCTGCCACCCCACCTATTAATTTTGAGGTTATTCAGTCAAATTATTCTGTTGTTGATAGTCCCGATTATTTAATTGATACCCCATACTTTGCTAATTCAAGTTATCCACTTAACAAGTGGGGAGCTGAAGGAGGATATCACCAAGCTCCCGATGTTAGTGGAAATTTAAATACCCTTTCAAATCAAGGAGAATATGGGCCAGGACAACAAGATGCTCATATTGTTGATTCCGGATTTGCTGCAACTCAAATATGGAGACCGTTAAATGGGTACTCAAGTAATAATAATTTTGACGCTGGAGAGGCAATAACAACTTTAAACACTTTTTTACCTGACCAAAAACAATCAAATGGACAACCTTATTTTAAATTTGTTCCTTCGTCCTATCGACCACTCTCAATCTTATTAGATAATGACCCACAAGGTAGTAATGGTTTATTGAGTGATGACTCATTTATTGCTAGATTAGGAGCAAAAACTTTAAAAAAAGAATTTGAAGACCGTATTGGTCGAGAAATATTAAGACAAACTCTTGGACATGCTAACATATTAAATATTAATAGTGGTAGTAACCTTGTTAATATCTTAAGTGGTCAAATACCCTTAATAGAACCAAACTATACCATTACAGTATCGTCAAATCCATTAGCGGTTGCTGCAAATTTTGCCGTTAGTCTTGGTGGAGTTACTGCACCATTTTCAATAATACCGGGTTCTTATTTTGACACTAGTATAAATCCACCGCAACCAACAACAATAGCACAATCTTTATTAGCAAATCCAATTGCGGCTGTAGGTAATTTTATAAGTAATTTATTGGGACCAACTAAAACAGGAACTCAAATATTTTACAACAATACAGGTGCAGGTCAAAAATCTATTTTATGGAAAAACCTTAATTATAATAAGTTTAAACCAAATTATGATAAGAGTTTATTAGATACTTTAGGTGGTGCGCTAGTTGGAACTAGTACAAACACTTCAAATTTTTATGTTGGAAGCACATCTTCAGACCCATCAAGAGTATTCTCACCATCAGGAGCACTACCAAATGACGCATTTGGTAATGAACAACAAGACCCTGTTTATGGTCCATCTGAGTTGGCTCAATTATATGAAGGCCCAAGTAACGAAATTCGTTTAGGTGCTAACGGACCAACATATAGTAATGGAGGAGGTATTGAAGGTGGATTTACTTGGGTGTCACCAAAATATAAAGATAATGCGGGTAAACATGTTGGTGTCGGTGGAGAAGTAACAAATCAAGATTCTGATTTTAAACCATCATCTTATAATTCAACCCAATCAACTGAAAGGACTTTTAAAGAAGGTTCCATACTTGATAAGACACAAAGAATTATTGATAGCCAACCAAAAGGTGGTAAAAGATTACAACATGCTGGTAATGCGATTGACCAAGTTAGTAAAGTATTCAATGATGGATATAAAGAAATGACTAAAGGTTCAAGAGTTTTATCGTATGTTGGGGCAATTGGACAAGAAGTTGGAACTGAATATTGTAGAGTATTTACAAAAGATACTCCATACCTTCAGTATAATGACCTTCAAAAAACAGACGGTATTACAACTGAAGGAAGACGATTTTCTTATTCTGTGCTAGATAAGACATATAATCTTAACATTGTGCCTAACAAACAAGAAGGGGGTAAAGACTCAACAAATATTATTGGTTCACTAAATAATGCTTATGCTAAAAAATATATGTTCTCATTAGAGAACTTGGCGTGGGCAACATCAAACAGTCCAGGTCTTGCGGTTTCTGACTTGGCGGTATGTGAACGAGGACCTAATGGAGGTAGAGTTATGTGGTTTCCACCATATAATTTAGTATTTAGTGAGTCAGTTCAAGCAAGTTGGCAATCAAATGATTTTATTGGAAGACCTGAACCAATTTATACTTACAAAAATACAAGTAGAACCGGTACTTTAACTTGGGATATTGTTGTTGACCACCCATCTGTGTTAAACATTATTGTTAATAAAGTTATGGCCAACGAAACCAACAAAACAAGAATTGATAGTATTTTGGATTCATTTTTTGCTGGATGTAGAAAATACGATTTATATGAATTGGCTAAAAAATATTCCACAATAAATCAAAATGATTTATTTCAAATGCAACAAGCAATTACATCTAAAGAAATTACAAAAGAACAGATGGAATATGTTGTTAGTACAATTACTGTAGAGAGTCCAATTGCAAGTAGTAATGGTGGTGGGGCAACTAGTGCTAGTACTCCAATTATTGGGAATACCGAATATTTTATGAACAAATATAAACAAATTGGGTTTTATTTTGGTAATGATTATCCTAAACCAGATACCTCACCAAATTATACCGAAGAATACAATAGATACACAAGTGCAACAAACAAAAATTTATATGCTAGCAAATCAAACGGAGCTCAGTTAACCCAAACTTTTGATACAATGGTAACACCAAACTATGAAATTGCTAAACAAATGGCAATTGATGTTGCCGAACAAATTAAAAATAGTGAGGCTGGTACAGTAACAATTAGAATTAATTCAAGTTGTTCCGCTCCTGCAACTGTTGGTTATAATGCTGAGTTATCGGTTAGAAGAATTAATTCGGTTATTAAATTTTTTGCAGAAAATCCGGCAACAAAAGATTATATAACACAAAGAAGATTAATGGTGGTCGCTGGAACCGCAAGTGGAGAAGTGACAAGCTCAACCCCAATGGTCTCAAGCACCAATGTTGCACCATACACTTTACCATTTTCACCTGGAAATACTGTAAACTGTACTGATACAAATCAAAATGCTGCGGGTGGAGACACAATGTCATCAACCGCAGTTTTTACATCAAATGCCATGGCTTGTCGGAGAGCATTTATTGCTGATATAAGTTCAACTCTAACCGCTCCTCCACCTGCTCCTCCAATAATTGTTGAGAATCCAAGAGAAACAAGAACAGTTGTTACCGGTAATGTTGTAACAACAAAAGAAAAAGTTAATAGTGTGGAAAATGTTCCAGTTCAAAGAGATAATATTAGTAAAAGAGTTTTAAGAGCATTACTATCTGAATGTGATTATTTTGAAGTTATGAAAGAAGAAACCCCTATGCTTTATGACAATCTTAAAGATAAATTAAAATTTTTTCAACCGGCATTTCATTCAACAACACCTGAA